ATTATGGGATTTTCTGTTTTTCTTGATCTGGCATATTCATGTAATACGCCAACATATTCCCACCCGCTATCAACTTTAAATATTTGATTTCTCCACCAAGAGAATTCTTCCCTACCCAATCTTAGAGCGAAAGAATCAATCTCATCACCGTCTGGAAGTGTGAATGATCCATCAAGGTAATCATCGGCATCAATCATCCAAGCATATGTTGCCTTACCCTTTAAAGCATCCAAGGCTTCAGTTCTGGATGGGCCAAATCCTTTCCATTCAGATTGAATCAATTCTCCAGGAATATTTTTTTCTTTAAAGAAGTTTTGAATTATGTCTTGAGTTCCATCTGTCGAACCAGTATCCACAACAACCCAGTAATTTATGTGTTTATAAACTGAGTTAAGACACTCAAGAATAATATGAGATTCATTTTTCACAATCATTGATAAAGCTAATCGATACATTACTAAAAGTCCTTTATACTATTTATAACCAAAAATTTGGACAGTTATTGGAAAAAAAAATGCATTCACAAAAGATCAGAACCACCTACAATTTATACATTATAAATTTTTATAAATCCAACAATCTTCTTGTGTTGATATGTTGTTTAAACATTCATATACTGCTTTATTTACATCTTTACTGCTAAAATCGTGACCGCACAAATAACCATTTTTTTTAATTTTTGGAAGCCATGCTTTTATATCATTTTTAACACATTCATAACTATGACATGCGTCTATAAAAACAAAATCTAAACTATTATTTTTATATAAAGAAGCTGCTTCTACAGAATCCATTCTAATTGCTTTATATAATCCTTTGAATTCAGACATATTATTTAAAAATGTATCAAATAAATTAGAAAGATCTTCGTGATAATCTTGATCCTTGGACCATAAATCAATACAATCTAATTTGATAGATTTACCACTGTTAATTATTTCCACCATCAAATAAGATGTAGATTTCCCTTTCCAACATCCAACTTCAACAAAATGTCCATTATCTGGACATATATTAACCATAGATGTATACAAATTAGGATATGTAAACCAATTTTCACCAAAATTACTATTATTGTAAATATGTTTCATTTTAATATAACCTTTAAAGTTGGAAAATACATCAAAAATAAATCACCAGAATAGTTTCTTACTTTTTTTATCCTGCTGCAAATTTCATCAAAAAAATTCCAAGCCAAAGGAACAAAAACAATTTTATCAGACTTCATTTTTTCTAATACAGAAATTGATACAATTTCTGTATTCATACCTGGAGTGTATAGAGATGTTTTAAGTACATTATCATCTATAATGTAATCTAATTTAATTTTTCCAAAGTTAAGCAATGTCATCCCCTTTGCCGCTGCCCCATAACCTATTATTTTATACCCATTTTTTTTGTAATCATTAATAGCATTTTTTAAATTTATTGTTATTTCTTTTGCATTTTTTGAAAAAAAGTCGTATGTTTTTCTTGAATAGATGCCATTTTTTTGCTCTTCCAATAATGTTGATTCCAAATTTGTATCTTTTGTATATTTTGCAATTTCGAAAATATAACTTGATCCATGAACATCAAATTTAAATACATTATTTAATCTCAATCCACATTTTTCAACTACATTTTTCATAGAAAGAGTATTAAAAAATGACAGATGTTCGTGATATATTGTATCAAATTCATTATTCAATATCATATTTGATTGTGAAGTTTGAATGTATAACATTCCATCTTCATTCAATCTATCTCTACATTCATTTAAAAATGCAACAATATCATCTGTGTGGGCAAAAACATTTTGGGCAGTAATTAAATCAAATTTATTATTAATTTTATTTGATGGAAAATAATCACAAATAATTTGATGATTTAAACTACTAAGCTTAAATAAATTTTCAGCAGGGTCTATTCCGTATGTTAAAATGTCAAGTTTTTTATAAGAATCAAGTTGTGATCCATCATTGCAAGCAATGTCAAGTATATTTACAGGTTTTCTATTATGGTGATGTTTAAATCTTTGAACGGTAAATTTAGAAAAAAAATCAAAATAATTTTTAAGAGTTTCCGTAGTTCCACTAACATACAAATAATTTTTAAACATTAAATCTGGATTAATTGCAACGCTTAATTGTAAATGAAAGCAATTATTGCATAAATTTAACTTTAAAGGATAATATTTTAATTTTTCAGTATTTTTATGATATGAATTTGCTAAAGGTTGATCATTCAAATCTAATATACATTCAACAGAACCATTGCAACATCTACATTGATTTATAACTTTATAATCATTCATAATTTATATTTTCATTTCTTGATGTTTTAATACAATTGTTATAATTAAGTAACAAATTTCTTGTTATATTTTTAGTTGTATCTTTAAATTTAAAATTAAATGTTTTTTCAAATTTTGTTGTGTCTATGGAAAAATCATAAGCTTTGAGTTGAACCTTAACATTTTTAATTTTATCCAAGTTGTTTAAATCATATTCAACTACTGGAACATTGCAGATTTGAGAAACATCTTTTGCTATATTTTCTGCTGTATCATTAAAAGAAGCTATATTATAAATACCAGAATTATTTTTATTGCAATCAATTATTGCTTTAATTGAGTTTGCTAAATCATCAATTCCTAATATTGCTCTACTAATATCTTTAATGTATAATTTTATGTGTTTTTCTTCTACAGCACAATAAGTCATAGAATTTATCATAATATCTGTTCTTAAATGTGGTGACCAACCATTAACAGTTCCAAATCTTAAACCATAATAATTTAATTCTGTTTTTTGCGCGTAAGAATCTATAATTTGTTTTGTCAAATCATAATAATTATATGGATCAAAATTATTATATGTTTCGGACACAACACTTTTTTGAGTATTACCATAAACAGAAGAACTACTAGCATAAATAAATTTTTGAGATTTATTTATTTTTGTTAATAGATTAATAAAATTTTTAATATTATTATTAAAAGAAGATAACATATCATTATCACACATTTTTACTGAGCTATGACCAGCTAATAAAATTACAGAATCAAAATTATTAATATATTCTTTAGATAAAGCGTTGTAATCTACTTTTTCTTCATTATCAATAAACCAATTTAAATCTATATTTTTAATATTAAAAATATTTTTAAATTTATAATTTAAAAAAGAACCAACATATCCATTGCCACCCAATAATAATATATTTTTCATTTAATTATTCCACTAAGTATTTTTTCACACCAAGATATTCCGATTCTTCTAAAATTTTATAATTTAAATCATTTAATCCAGAATAATATAAATTTTTAGTTTGTTTCAATTCATTAACAATTTGATGATTTCTGTCAAATGTTGGCATAAAATGCTGATGTTCTTCAGTACCATTTCCATCATCACATAATTTTAAATATTCATCTATTGAAACATTTATATTTATATTTGCTATATTTAGTCTTGCCATCATCTCATCATCTTCTGCTCCCCACCCCCAAAATTTATTAGTATATCCATTTAATTTTAAATAATCAGAAACAAGAAATCCCATAGCTTTATAAAAAGTTCCATCTTTCGAGTGCTCTAATGAGCAAAATTTTGTCGTCTTATTTATAAAATAATTTACAGTTTTTGGTAAAATATCTACTGGGTGAAAAATAAAAATATCATTTTCATTCATATTTTTTTTAAAAATATCGAATCCAATATTAATAGTTTGTCCAAGATTAAATAAATCATATTTTTCACTTCTTTCAACAATTATAATATCATAATTTTTATTTTGAGAATTTAAATATTCTTTAAATGGATGTATAAACTCGTTGAGAGCTTTTTTATATTTACCAAATCTATCTCTATAAGGTAACACAAAATATGTTTTAATATCTGATTTCATTTTTTTATTACTTACTTTAAATAAGTTTAAATATTTTTAATTTATCATCAATTATTTTTTCTAAAATATCAAATTTGGAACCATCTTCAATTATAGTATCCCAGTTATTATGCCAATGCCATGTAAATGCCCCATCATATAAATTTGTATCACCATTTTTAGACATTGGATATATTGGATTTAGACCCCATTCTGTATTGAACCAAGCACATGGAAAAATTTTTAAATCTTTATCTTTAACATGACTATACAATTTTTGCCCCCAACAAAAAGAATTTGGTATTGGTTGAATTTTTGTTAATAATTCTATAAATTTATAAGCAGTTCTACTTGTTTTATTTAATCTCATTATTGCGCCATTATAAAATATATTAGGTTCACTAGGAATAGTTCCAGATGATCCCCACTGATAAATGAATTGATAATTATTTAAAGGGCTTAAATCTCTCAATATACACATATCCATGTCTATATAAAAACCACCATATTTAAATAAACATAATAATCTAAAAAAATCACCACCCAAATAACAACGATCATCATCAATAATAATTGATTTAAAATATTCTTGATAATCTTCTAAAGGGGTATCTTTCAATTCTTGTATTGGATTCCAAATCTTATGAGTAATATATTTGGAAAAAGGTTTCAATAATTCATTTTTTGATAAATCTATATTTGACCATAAATTTATATTATAATTTGAAGAATTAAATTCTTCATGATTGGCTATTAATGATTTAATCGGTAATAGTTGTTTTCTTTCAAAATTTCTGGGAACTCTCCAATATAAATTAAAATTTAATTTATCTATACTTTTATATGGCTTTAGATTTTTTGCATATTCTAATGATTTTAAATATTTTTTATCATTGAATTGATATAATTCTTTATTATTTTCAAAAGAAATCATTTATTTAATTTTCCAAACTCGACAATTCCAGTTCCACTCCAGTGACCAACTTTAGTTATATCATGTTTTTTATATTCTATCGAATCCCAAAATTGCTTCATTTCTAAATTAAGATGGATATCATCTAACATCAATAAACCATCCCATTCGATTGATTGTAAAAATTTGTATAAAATATTTTCATAGATTCCATCATGGGCCACATCTAAAAATATAAATGGTGTATTTTTAATATCTTGATCTTTTGTAGAGTCTCCTATAAAATATTCAATGTTGGCTCTTTCAGGATTTTTTGGTAAAAGTTTAATTATATCATATGTTTTTATTTTATTATTTTTATTATATGAAAGAGCTAGTGCGGACATGCATTTATTTGTTCCTATATCAAATAAAATTTTATTAGAATACAAAGAGGAAATATACATCAATAAACGATAATGTTCTCTTCCAGATTCTCCATAAAAGTAATTAAAATTATGATATAAATCATAGTTTTCAACAAAAGATGCTTCTATATTATTTAATGTTTCATTACTTACTGATAAAATTTTTTCTATAATCATTTTTTTATCCAATTTTCTTCTGAACTGTGTTTATGAACATAAGAATCCCAATCGTGTTTAACATCCAATTCAATTAATGGATAATTTAATGAAACTAAATAAAATCCCCACATCCTTTCAACTATACCGCAAATTCTATGATTTATTCTATTCATTATTCCCCATTGATTTTTTATTAAAATATTTTCTATATCTTCTTTATTATCCTGTAAATAATTTGCAAAATTTAAAAATATTTCTTTTGGAGTTATGCTTAAAGCCTCACTTATCCAACCATTATTCCATATTAAGTCTGGATTAAATTGACAGTCCAACCTCTCTTCCATAAATTTACAAATATTTTGTAACTCATACCATGACAGGTATAAATCAGATAGACCTCTCTTTTTCTGATAAAAAATATTTTTATTATTTTCCATTAATAAATTATATGTAGAATTTATGGAATTTTTATTAAAAACTACATCATAATGAAATATTCCAATATGTGTCGAATCTTCAATTAAATATTGATTGTTCAGTAAATGAACAAAAGTTCCATACTCATAATACTGTTTTTTCTGATACTCAAAATTATTCCAGGGAAGTTCCCATTCTTTTATATTATTTTTAATCTTTTTTGTTATTTGTTTTTTAACATTTTTTTGTATTTCATAACAATAAATAGATTCCAATTCAGATTCTGATAAATTATCTAATACTTTATCATATAAACGATCATATGTAACTAAAAATGATTTAATTTTTATCATGATATTTTTTTATTCTATCTTTCCAATAATTTAAATATAATTTATCATAATTATATTTTTTATTTAAAAAATTTATAAGTATTTCTTCATTTAAATCTTCATAACTTTTAACTTTTAGTATTGGTAAGTCTGTCCAATCATCATAAATGTAATTATCTATAACTATTGGAATACAACCCAAATATAAACTTTCCCATGTTCTATGACAATCTATACCATTTCCAGGGGGTGAAATAACAAATAAACTCTTAGACATATTTATCGCATACTCATCAAAAGATAAATTTGATTGATATATTAATGGTAATTTATTTTTATTTAAAATATTCAATATATTTTTTCTATTTGGATTTGTTAAATTCCAATTACAATAAATTGTAAATTCTTTTTTATTATTTTTTAATGTTTGTATATTTTGAACAAACCATTTAGTCATATATTGTGGTTCATAAAATGGATCTTTGTGGGTTTTTAGACCCAAGGGTATTGATATCAAATCCTCACAAATGTGTGTTGGATTTATAGCAAACCATTTATGAATGCTATTGGGCTTTTTACTATATCTAAAATTATCAATTGGATAATCTGAGTGATGAGTTATTAGTAAATATTTTTTATTTGACTCTCGTATATTATCAAATAGATAATTTAAATCATCAGTTTTACAAAAAATAATACAATTTTTATTTAATATTTCTTTATCAAATAATTTATTATATGATAAAACTATGGAATAGTCTGCTATTTTTTCATAATTTGCAGCATTTAAAATATTATCAATTTCTATTTCCATGCCTATCTACTAATATCCAATCATCGCTGTAGCCGTGTTCTTTAGAGTACTGATCAATTTGGGGGATATACATTATATTTTCATTATACACCATTAATGATAATATTGCTTGATCGTGTCTATGATCTATAAAATCTTTAAAATTATCCATTCTTATATTTGGTGTGTCTTCTATTAATCCTGGAATTAAACAATTTTCTAACCATTTTTCAACAAATGAAACAGAATATGAACATTTTCTAAAAAATAGATAGGTCGCTTGCATTTGATTTTCTTCAGAAAAATCATTTTTATTATTTTTATTCAGATAGAAAAAACAATCACCTTTAGTCCATTTTGAAGTTTTTTGCTTCATTGAAAAATTCAAAACACCTTTATGGTTTATCATTCTTAAAATATTATCTACATTTTTTATTATTTTTGCGCCAGAATCCATATAAACTAAATACGAATCATTTTCTATTTGATTTAATGTTTTTAAAATCAGATAAGGTTTCCATAACCAATATCCAGCACCTCTACTTTGACTTAAAATTTTATTATTTTTAATTTTAAAAGTTTCATCTATATCATTATTATTATATCCTTTAGAAATAAATCCAAAAGATTCTGCACTTTTTAAACCAATTTGTTGGCTATTTAAAAATCCATTATTTGCATAATTTATAAAATATTTTTTCATTTTAAGATGCCGATCTACTAATATTGGTATTATACAGATATTTATGTAATACTTTATCTATTTTATAGCTACTCTCAACCCTTTTACTCATTTTACTTACCCAATCGGCATCCTCACAGGATTCATTATATTGATTTCTTATCTCTATAAATTTTTCATTTTTTGCCAATTCAGATCTCCAAGCACACAAATGCCATGCTGGTCTTTTTACTTTATAATTTGGATTTGTTTTTAAATAATTGTAATCAACACCTTCTATTGCATTTCCATGATCAAAAGTAACATAAAATTCAAATCCATTTACATTACAATACTGATTGAATGTTATTACATCATATTTATTATCTCTGCATATTGGGACCAATTCTTTAAAATAATCATCAGTAATGTCGTCATCATCGTCTAGAAACGCAATATAATTTCCATTCGCTATACTTAATAAATCATTTCTCTTTTCAGTTATTGATTTTTTTCTATTATCTGTCAAAATTAATATTTCCACATCTCCATAAGAACAAAGGGAATCTAATTTTTTAAATAACTTATTAGCCAGATCCAATCTTTCAGTTATCGATAATATTAAAACTGATAAACAAATATTTTTTTTCATAAAGAATTTTTCCAATTTATTTTTGGAGATAAAAGATCTCCATGTGTTGCATACCCAGGTATTGGACTTATCATTAATCTATGTCTAATATCAGTTAGGGTACAAAAAAGCTCATAATCTCCTGGTATTTTTCTATAAGGATGTTCATCAACATTCAATAGCAATAATGAAGCTTTAAATACATTCTTATCCTCTTTTAGAGTAATTACCTTAGATGCGAATGTCATTGTTGCAGTATTAACTGTTCTCCAATAATCATTAATACCAAAAAATATTTCACTCTTATAGCTTTTAAAATTTTCAAATATATAATCTATTTCTTTATTATAATTTATATTAAAATGTTTTTTATATCTTTCTGGACTATCGTATAAATTTACATAATCTGCCCCACAATAATTAAATGCTTCATTTAAAGCATTTCTTGAATATTGTCTGTGAAGATAATCATTTTCAACAAAATAAATTATATCATCATCTTTATTTTCTGTAATTGCTTTATTATATGTAAAATCAAAACTACCACAGTTTCCCAAAGATGTTCTTATCACTTCCACCTTATATTTTTTCAACCACTGCATCGTTTCGTCTGAAACATTATCTGCAATAATTACTAATTCTGATTCATTTACTTCAAAATTTTTAATAAAGTTATTTAAACAATTTTCATTTGTAAAATATTCGGGAGCCTTACCCCTTCTATTATTATCAGATAATCTATAATAAATTTTCATTATCTTCTCTTTAGTATCAAAAATCCATTATTGTTTGTATATTCTGATTCAATATACCAATGAGAATTTTCTTTCAAAAATTCAATAATTGCTTTATAGATTCCACATCCACCTCTTTCTCCCCTCTCTCTAAAACTAATTGTGTCATGAAATATCAAATATTTCTTAGCTTTATTTCCATGTAATTCTAATTCTTTTTTCATTTGGTCATATTCGTGAAGTGTATCTATGAATAGAAGATCACATTCCTCTATTTGAATCTTTGTGGTATCACCTAGAATAAACTGATAATCAATCCCGCAATCTTTTGCTGCTGAATAAACTTCATCTATATTTCCACCCCATTTGGATGGTGGTTCTATATCATATGATATCATTTTAGTAGGTTTACCAGCAAGCATAGCCCATGTACTTACTATTCCACGGACACCAAATTCTACAACATTTTCACACTCTTCAACATAAGATTGTAGTGTAGGAAGGTGTTGGTGTATATCTGATGGGGCTGAACAATAATATTGGTATTTTGTATTAATTACAGAACAATTCATGTTTTTTATCCTTTAATATTTCAATATATCTCTTACCATGAAATCCAAAACAATTTTCAAGTTTATGGTCTTCCGAAATTGGTATCTCTACTGAAAATTTTTTTGCCAATTCCACTGGAGCAAATTTGATACCATTTTCTTCTAACATTTTTCTGACCACTACCGAAATTGTTACATCCTCATTTGTTAATGATTGTTTATGAAATTCTCTAAATCCAGATATTTTATTTGTCATATCATATAATTTTCTAGAACGAATAGAAAATCCACCATTACCCACCACTGGACTATTTCCTGTCCATCTCATTCCAGAAGGCCACGGTGCTCCGATATAATCGTAGTTTAAAAAATCGTCATCCCATAAATTATAATTTATTGGAAATCCATCAGTCTGAACAACCATGAAATATTCAGAATCTGAATAGTTAATTAATTTTTGAAATAACAATTCATTTAAATCGCAATAATTTAAAATATCAATATACTTAACATTAAATTCATTGTTGTTGTATTCTTTACTTGGTGTTAAAAACAATACTTCAGATATAAAATAATTTAAATTAGTTAAAATATTTTTAGCAATATTTTGATACTGTTCAGTTTCAGTTCCAAGGCCATCCACTATAGTTAGTGCTATATTTTTTATATTCATCTCACATCTTCTAAACAATGATGATCATCTGGTCCCTTCCAATATGGCCCAGGAACATTTGGTGGAATTCCATAACCTCTAAATTTATGCTTATGCCAAACCCTAACATCCTTTGCAGGGTTATACACCCTGTATTTAGCTTCAACAAAACACTGCATTATTCTCAAATCGCAAGAATAGTAACCTATTGGAAAATCTCCATTTTTTACTTTAGACTTTCCCCTCCATACCCAAACATCATTTGACTCTGGTGCTGCTCTTCCATTTTGATGAAAACCATTTATAAAATAATGATCATCTTCTGGATACCATCTACTCAGGCCAATGGCAATTTCATCTGTAACTTTTTCATCTAATTCTAAAATACTATAATCAAAATAAATATCAGAATTTGCTATAAAATTTAGATCTTCTGGATTCGAAGCTTCTTCTAGATTAAATATATCTTGATATTTTGTTCTTTCACCAAATGGGTAAATTTTTGTAATTTTTGAAGAAAAAACAGGCAACTCTTCCTTCGTTATGACAAAAATATTATCAAAATATTTTAATTTTGCATTATTTATTAGGCAGAAATCATATTCACTTTGCCTGTGTTGATTGTCTGTTTTGATATACTCAACAAATAAATTTTTCATTATATAATACCTTTGTTGGTGTAGTAAGTATTTTTTGCAGAATTTCCAATAATTTGTTCTTTATTCTGCCCCATGTCTATTAGACCTCTTATTTTTGAATCTCCATCCGAAATACCCATCACAATCACAGCATCATCTTTATTGTAATTTGAATCAGCGAATAGACAAAAATTAGATCCAACTAAACCAATTTCAATCTGAATTTCTTCCAAAACTTCCAACATAATTTCGTGATCAAAAAACTTTTTTTCATTTTTTAAATAATACTCGCACTTTTCAATCCATTTATTGATAAATTCAAATGATTTTTCATTTCCACTTAAATATATTGGAGATGCCTTTGGAATAAAATTTCCCTTTTCATTTATACTATTAGTGGCAAAAACAACATCAGAATTTATATTTTCAAACATATCAAGTTTTTTATAAACATAACTGTCAATGTCTAGCCAAATAACTGGACCGTTAATTTTTTCCATACACTTTAGTATAAACGAAGGTTTATATAAACAATTAGATCTATAAGAACCTCTTGATGTAATTTCTTCAACATAATATGGCATATTTAATTTTTGCATATTTTTAATAAAATGAAATGCATGTGAAGAATAATAAGTATTATTTGTATCTACATCGCAAAAGTATGATATTACTGTAGTTTTCATGATTGTACTAAAAATTTATTTCCTGGGCATTGAAATCTTATATTATTTTCATCAAATCCCATTTTTCTAAGAGATTCTTCTTTTGATTGACCATCGGCCAATCCCATAGTAATTATTGGCTCCCCACCAATAACCTGCAAACCAGGCCAAACGCAATAAGCATTACTTAAACATGCCATCCTAATGCCTGTATTTTCTGTTATAATTTTATTAAAAATACCCATTAAGACCTCATGGTCAAACATAGTATCTCTCTGACTTTCCACCTGTTCGCTCGCTTCTATCCAAGCATACATGAATTCTAATGTCTTTGGTGTATAGTTAACATAGATTGGAGAAGCTTTTGGTAGAGCTATTGATGGATCTTCTTTTGTTGGAACCTTTGGAAAGGCAAATCCAACATCGACTTTATCTTTAAATTCATCAAAAACATCTAATGATTTATGTACTATAGAATCTATGTCTAGCCAAACTAATGGCTTTCTAAATTCATTCATCATATCTAAAATAAATCTAGGTTTTGACAGACAATTGGATCTGTAAGATCCTTTTGATTTTTTCTCCCTTATTATGTGGGGAATTCCTAAATTATCTAAATTTTTAGTTAATCTTTTAGAGTGATCGCTATAATAGGTGCGACCATCAACATCAGAATAAAAAGAAATCACTGGAGTTATCATGGTCTAGTATTTATAAATTTTGAATTAGTTTATACAGAACATCGTCTGCATTTTCCATCTTATTTACCTTTTCAAAATTTTCCCTTATTGCTTCAATTTTTGAGTAGTATAGCTCTGGTGTCAATGAGTTGATATCGAAACTAGAATCTAATGTTATTATTCCATCAGCGTTGAAATAATTGCCAATATCTTTGGTTCCCCAGTAAACTGGTATAGTCCCCGTTGCGAAGCAGTCTGTTATCTTTTCTGTAAAATATGTACTATATCGATCATTCTCAATCACTATGGAGAACATGTAGTCATTCATTGCTTTTGATTTGTCACCCCAAGGTTTTTTCTCATAACCAAATCTCGGAGAACCTAGAACACCACCAAAAAGATCAACTTTATCTTTAAATTTTTCAGCAAAATGATGTCTTAATTCATGACCTATCGTCAATTTTTTACTAGATGCAATCATGGATGCTATTTTAGTTTTATCGAAAATTTTTCTATCTTCTATCCACGGCAAATTGCTTCCAGCAAACGAAAATTTAAAGTTGTTAAACTTTTCACAATATTCTCTATCCGAGATATAAACAGCATCAAAAGAGTCATTGATCAATTGTGCGTTTTGATCGAATAGGTGTTTGGGTATGTACATACCAAAAAAAATTGCTCTGGATTCGCATATCCATGCAATTTTCTTTTCCCCTGGTTTCTTTTTGTAATTTATACCGTGAGGTATTGCTGCATCTATAAAAACTTTAATATTACAATCTTCAGCTGTCCAAGAAAAATATTTTGGTTTTAGATCAGAACAGGATGAAAGATTGATATCAAACGGTGCTCCAAAAGCTTGCATTAAATCCATATAGTCACTTTCCTATATGGTATTTAGGTATCAATTCCCAATCCTTTTTATCTCCATGTGATAAAATTTTAATTCTTGCTAGGCTTATTTGTGGATCTCTGTAATCTTCGGAGTTTATGGCTTGGCATAAACCCCACTCAACCAAAAGTCTTACTATTGTATTTCTTCTTGAAATGTCCTCGTCGGATAAGTCACTTTCTAGATCATCTAATAAAAACATCTCTTTAAAGTGCAAAATCCAATATCTTGATCTTTTGTGTAAGATATGACAAGATTGGAACAATTTTTTATCTTTTTTTGAGGAAACGCCAATTCTAGTTAAAGTTTCTTTTATTTTAAGAAAATCTTCTTTAGAATTTAATTTAATCTCTACACCCAAACCATCCATTATTTCATCTACAGTATCTTCCATACATAAAAACTCCATAAATTATAATATTATTTATAATTTAGGGGTTTTAGAATTTACCTAACTGTTCCCTTATGTATTTTAAGTTATTTTCTTTAAATAGTGGTAAAACTTCTTTGGCTTTTTCTTTAGAATATCCATAGTATTCCATAATATTCTTCAGATCATCGGAATCAACATCTTCCTTTACCCATTTTGAAAATCTATTTTTCTTCTTAAAGGTGTAAAAATAATAATCATATTGCATCTTTTTAGGCAATTCGTGAAATTTATTCATAAAATTTACATGAAAAAGACACTCAGAAAAATAAGAAAATGACTTATTTACAACATAAGGATTGTAAAACTTTTCAATTTCTGGATCTGTATCCATTATATTCTTTTTTGTCGAATTGATGGATTTTAAAAAGTCTGAAAGCATGAATTTTTAACCTTTAAACTCACATGTCATCATAATTTGAACCATGCAAGCCATTAAATGAATTTCTAGGTCTGCTACTCGGCTCATATCCTTCTGATACTCCCCAAGTATCAGAATAGCCTGTGGAATGCTAGAAGGGCTTAAACAGCCGTATAGGCTGTCATAAAGCTTTCTAATGACATCGGTTTCAGAGAGGTGGGAATTGGTGACAATCCACTTTCTAACTTCTGGCAAATTCTTTGTCTTCAAAAATCCAATTAAATTCTTAATTTGCTCCTCTGTGATATTCATCAATATTCCAGAGTCAATCGTACCAGACACGCCATATCTTTGAAGTTCATTCAAAATTCTACGCATATCTGGAAAATATTTCATAATAAGTTGACTTAAAATCTTCTTATCGCATGAAATGTTTTCGTTCTTAAGAATATCCATGCAGCGATCCATCATCTCAGCCGCAATGGATGCTTTTTCAGAAACTGGAATATTAAAGTCAATACAAGTACAGCGAGAGTGAATAGGCTCAATAATTCTCGACTTATAGTTGCAAGTTATAATGAATCTACAGTTTTTTGAAAATTCTTCAATTGCACCCCTCAAGGCTGGCTGAATACTTTGTGCATTTGAATAATCAAACTCATCCAAAATTACCACTTTCTTTGTATCGTGGAATGAGACTGTACTCGCAAATTGTCTGATTTTTGTTCTGAGGGTATCGATATTTCCGTCTTCAGAACAGTTAATCATGATCCAATCGCAATTCAATTCATTACACAAAGCCTTGGCTACTGTCGTCTTTCCAGTTCCAGCAGAACCTGATAATAGTAGATTTTGTGGCTCCTTTTTAGCAACCATGTCCTTGAAGGTTTGCTTCAAGGACTTTGGTAGGATGCATTCTTGAATTGTTTGTGGTCTGTACTTCTCTACAAACAAAAATTCTTTAGAATTTGTCATTTTTTATTCCGTATAGTAAGAATCTGGCTCCATTGCAAACCAATACCTAAGATTAATGTTTTGATTTTCAAACTGCCCAGCAATATTCTTTGAGAAGGTTACCTCATAATCTCCAGGAAGAAGGCGAATATTCTCAATCTTGAAGTTTAGTGAAAACTCAGCCCCATTGCTATCCCCCTCCAATTGCACCTTGTAACTATTGCTAGTCGGATCTTTCATATCAGATAGATGGGCGTAAATATTAGAACCATCGCTAATAAATGAAAGATCTGGCAATTGGAGAACAGAAGAAATTCTATGAAGTTCATTGAATAGTCCATCTGGAATCTGAGTCGTGACACTCATGCTTGGCATATTTACAGTCTTCTGTGGATATGTTAGAAGCCTTGGTTCAGAATAGTTGTACTTGACTACAGAACCATTTGAACCCGTAATGCTTACGCTCTTCTCACCAAATTCAAATTGAGGATTGTTAAACAAACTTACAAGTCCTAAAAACTTGTTCAGATCCCAAATTCCAAATTCAACATCAAAAGTTTCCTCAATGACTGCCTCAGCCATTCCACTTTTAGATGGGGTAATAGTTTTAATAACATTTCCTGGCTTCACAAGAATGTTTGAATTCATAGAAGCAAAGTTTTTAAGAATCGATAAAGTTGTTTTGCTGATTGTAATAGATGTAGATGTCATAAATCACCATTGTATCAAAATTATTCAAAGTCGTCAAGATCGTCTTCATCCAAATGGCTATAGTCGCCACTGACGAAATTCTTCAACTTATTTTTATATTCATTTCTTTCTGAAGATTTTTCACGATCCTTGATGCCACGATCATAAGTTTTAACTGTTTTTTTGTGTTCGCCTTTTCCGTTTTTATCTTTCTTTGACATTTTTTACCCTTATAATTCTACCCAAATTAGACCACTCTCGTCAAGTACTCTTGTAAACAATCTACCAGATTGTCTATCCAACCACCTATCTCCTTCATTCGTGTTTTGTGGTTCAAGAATACTATAATAAAATCTAGACGATATCTCAAATTCTTTCCAAGCACTTCCTATGGTTTTTGGTTGAATTCCAACTATAACATCAGTTGCAATATATTTTTTATTCTCAAAATCTACAACATCACCAGTATAGTATGTGCTGACATTTCCATTCTTGTCGTATTTTCTGTAAATTCCTCTTAGGTTTACATCTTCTGGTTTATACTCAATCATCCTACCATCCTGCTAAAGTTATTTTTCTTTTCAAACTGAAGAACGCTTGTAAATTTATCTACTATTTGATCCGCTTTATGGCTGATCACAAAAACATTTGAATTATTGTTGCCTAGAATATTTAATAGTTTCATTACTTCTTCAGTTCCACCAGCATCTAGAGAAGAATCAAAAACTTCATCCAAGATAAGCAAATTGCAATTTACACTATTCTTCATTCTTGCGATATCTCTCCAAGCCAATAGAAGTGATAAATCTATTCTCATTTTTTCACCTTCGCTGAAGTTCATGTAAGAAAACTCGTCCCGATTTCTACTTTTAATCGATTCATTGAATTCTTCGTCAAGGAAAAACTGAACAAAAAAATCCATAGATTTTAAATACTTATTAATATTCTTGTTCATTGCTGGCAAGTAATATCGAATTATTTTAGACTTGACACCACCATCTTTCAACAGGGTATAAGCATATTCATAATTTATCAGATCTTCTTTTTTATCTTCTTTTTCAATAATAAGCATGTTTAATTCTTTTTCCATCTCAGAAAGTTTTATTTTTTCTTTTTCTACTTCTACACTTTCGTCAGAATCTATGCTTATCTTTGATTTTAAGTTGTCCAAAGATATTTTGATGGCATACGCTTGTTTTTCAAACTCTTGAATTTTTCCATCAATATTCTTATTATATTCCCTGTCTATATTTATATTTGAGATTAAATTTTCAATATTTTTAATATTTTCCTGAAATTTAGCGTAGGCAGTATCTATAGTTTTTAACTTTTCAGTCAATTCTAAAATATTTTTATTTTTTGTTTCTTCTGTTATCTTACCCTTGCATTTTTGGCAAATTTCTTCTTTATCGTAAAAAGAAAGTTCATCGATTATTGTTTCCTTTTTACTTTCCAACTGAGATATTAATTTGTTTAATTTATTTAATTCTTTCACATTATCGGAATAGACAGTCTCATCTATTTGTTTTTTAGTTGAATTTTCTTTCTCTATCTTATCTAATAATACTTTGTAATTATTTGTCTTTTGTTGTATCTCAGTTTTAATTTCTTCAATATTTGAAGAACTTTTAGTTTTGTTTATAATGATTTTTTGATATTCTATTTTTTGATTCTGTAAATCAATTTTGTGAGAAATATCTTTAAGATTTTCTTTACACTCGGTTGTTTTAGTTTTTAGCAAATTATTCATTGTCGTAAAAACATCTATGTCCAATATATTTTCAATTACAGATCTTCTGTCTGATGCTGTTAATTGCATAAATGGTATAAAGGAAGAACTTCCAAGTATTACTACCTGACTAAATGTTTTGAAATTCATCTTCAAGATTTGTTTTTCCAACAAATCTTGGTAATCCGAAGACTTAGCATCCTGATTTAGCATTTTGTCATTTTTGAATATTTCAAATATCTTTGGATTCAATCCTCTGCGGATTTTATATTCATCATTTCCTATTTCAAAAAAAATCTCAACTATACTTTCTTTGCTATTGATTGAATTCTGCAATTGTGGTATGTTGATTTTTCTAAAAGGTTTTCCAAAGAGTGCGAATGTTATAGAATCTAGAAGTGCAAATGACTTCCCACTTCCATTGCTCCCACAAACTAATGTTGTTGGAGATTTTGTTAATTCTAGTTCAGTAAACCTATTTCCAAATGACCCAAAGTTTTTAAATCTTATCTTCTTGAATATTATCATTATTGATAACCTTTTCTGGCACAATCATGGATCTAAATTTTATTTTTTGTTCAGTATCTTCAACAAAAAGATAATCATCTGCTGTTTTTTCTTTGTTCATAATGACATGCTTTCTATGTAGAGATCTTTTATTATGGTTTTAACTTTTTCTTTATTTTTGATCTGTTCGGTGTTGTCTATTTCTTTTGCTATGATTGTCAGCGTATCTTGTGTGACATCAACATCATCTTCTTTTTCTTGTTGATTGTCAAGATCCTCTATTATAGTAAATTCTTGAGGCTCGTTTGACAGAATATAATCGACATATTGTTCAAACTTTTTCTGTCTTTTTTTGTTGATAACCACTAATTTTATATAACAATTCTTAATAGACTCTGGGTTTAATTTTTCAACCTCATTGTCAGTTGAATCGTCATATTTCAAAACATGGAATATTTTTCTAGTATTTTCTATAAATTCCAATTCCCGTGTTTTGGTATCCAATACAGTGAATCCCTTTTTACAATTTATATCTCCAAAATTCATCTGATACTGCGATCCGAGATAATGAATATTGCCTCTTGATTGCCTTATATGAAAATGACCAGATAGAACTTTATCAAACTTATTGAACATCTGCTCATCATTTCCAGAAGAGTGCTTTATTCCAGTAATAATCTCAAAACCATTAATCTCAAAATGTCCAACCAGTATTGAGGCTGATGTTGAATTTATAAATGAATAACAAAGATCCTCATTGTCTTTGGTTATCCACGGAACTAATCCAAGCTTTAATCCATCCAAATATAATTCTGTTGGATTTTCAATTATATTAAAATTATCATAAAAAGAAAATAATTCTTTTATAGAATTAATTGCATTTGTATTTTTAAAATAAGTATCGTGGTTGCCGATAGTTAAATAGACATTTATATCATTGTCTTTAAAAAAAGATGCAAATCTTTTATGAATCTGATTGAGTGTGAAAAAATTCACATATTTTCTTCTATCCAATAAATCGCCCATGTGAATCACATGTCGAATCTTATTTTCTTTAAGATATGGAAAAAATACATTTTCAAAAAAACTCAAAGATTCCTCAAGAAAAAAAGAAGCATCATTCTTATACCCGAAATGGGTATCGCTAATTATAGCAATTTTCATTTCTTTTTCTTTCTTTTTCTCTTTCCCTTTGCTTCTGTTTCTTTTTCTAATTTTTCTAAATCATGCTCTGATAAGAAAAAATTTCTCTGAATAAATTCGGATAGAGTCGCAGATTCATTGTTTTCTCTCAACCATTCAGTATACTTTGAATCTATATCATTATGCTGCATACACTTATATTTTATATAAGCTTGTTTTTTTTCTTTATCTATTCTTCTAAGAAAAGCATAATATATTATTTGTGTAAAGTATGAGAATGGATTTTCCGATTTTTGATCATCGAAGTTATGTGCGTATTGTAGGCAGTTTTCCACCCCATCGCTAACCATATCTTCTCTAAATGGGTAGTTTATGAAATTAGGTCTTCTTGACAATCTATCTGCTATTTGATAAAAACAAAGACCAATATAATCAGTCACTGGTGGCATTGGCTTGTTTTTTAATTTTGCTTCGTTTACAATGATTTTCCATTTGTTCATTGCAGACAAAAATTCATCGTTATCAACATAATGTTTGTCTTTTTTCTTTTCTGCTTTGCTCATAACAATATTATACACATTTTTATTAAAACTTCAATATATTTTTTTACACTTTTTACTTGACAGGTTTTAATAGGTCTAATATAATTGTTGTGTGGTATTAAGGAAGATTGGGTTTCTTAAAGGTTCTTTAAGAGTAATCATCACTAAGTGGATCTGGATTCCAATCTGAGAATTGATTTCCAAAGTCTTCTCTACCCTTTTCATCCCCAGTAAATTTATTTCTCTTTTTGATCTCATCGATCATCTTGAGCAACATATCTGGTTCTAGAATACCAGAAGTGATTAAATTCATGATGGCTTCTGGTGGAATAACCATATTAAGATATAACATTGGTCTTTCCTTAAGTTCGTCTGGAATCATTGGATTCTTAAGAACTTCTTTCTTTTTTCTTCTTTTCTTTCTTCTTTTATTTCTCATTTCCTCATCTACTGCATGTAGATAATCTTGAGAAATATCAGAATTTAATTCATTTAGAAATGAGTCTAAAAAGTCTCCGACTTCATTCGCCATATTTTCTATATTAGTTTTCATCTGAGATTCATCTACTGGTTTTTTCTCATTGTCTTCTCTTTCCTTTTCACCATCGTAGATTGATGAACACTTTTTGCTTGGTTCTATAATTGCAACAATTCTATCTTTTTTGATCTCAATTGTCTTATCATCGCTGTTGTGTAGCCAATCTCTTAAAAAGGTAACATCAACAGCCATGCCATTATTACCAGACATAGTAGAACTAATAAAAACCATTGGCCTTTCAATTAGAAGGCTTGTTTCGTTTTCAACAACAGAACCTATCAATTCTTCACCATTATTGAGTTTTAATATTTTATATCCCATATTTCCTCCTAAAGTCGAATTTTCTTGATATTGTAGTTGAACTTCTCTTTATTATATATCTTGATTCTTTCATCAAAATGTCTTAGGGTATGGTTTCTGTAGGATTTCCAACATAGATCATCCGCAATATCAAATAAAATCACTGAATCTTTCGTATCTGACTTTCTAAGACCTCTACCAATCGATTGTAATACTCTAATTACAGATTTTGATGGCGAAGCAAATACGATAGCATTGATGTTTCTTATATTTATGCCTGTACTGCATGTCCCATATGAGGCAACTAGAACACTGTTTTTATGATTATCCACAACTTTTCTTATTTGTTCTCTTTCTTCGATATCTGTTTTTCCACTAATCATAAATGTTTCTTTTCCAGATTCCTTCTTTATTTGATCATAGAGTGGTATTCCATGCTTATCAACATAATTGAATAAAACTAAAATATTTCCAGATATGTTTTTACATAATTTTGAAATAAAATTATTTCTTTTTTTGTTGCAAATCAACCATTCCATTTCATCAGCATATCTGGCTTTTTTAACACTTTCATATTCTTTTACATCGTAAGATAAAATTACAGAATTAATATTCAATGTCGATAAGATCTTATCATCCATTAAATTTTTAGTTGTAGTTACAGAATGAACCCTACCAAACAGACCTTCTATTATTAGTTTATGTGCTTGTGTATTGTCTAGTGTACCAGTTGTACCGATTCTAAATGGAGTATTCAAAAGCTTTTTCATTATAGAAGATAGAGATTTAGCCTTATATAGATGGACTTCATCACCAAAGATTCCATGATAATTTGAAAAATAATCGTGATCTTCTCTAAAGATACTTTGCCATGTTGAAATTGTTATTCTTTTAGATGATGTTTTTTCTTGTCCCTGAAAGATAAGATGAATTTGTCTTAAAAAATCCTTGTCTGAGTTTGAGTAATCTTTAAAATCAGAAGCAAGCTGAGTGACAAGACCTGTTGTTGGTACAAGAATTAAATATTTTGTCGAATCAAAGTTTTCAAGTAAAAATTTTAATGTTAAATAGATTATTAGTGATTTTCCAGAACCTGTTGGGGAAACCAGTAGTATTCTATTATTTTTAATTGATTCTTTTACAGCACTAAGTTGATAATCGTGCGGTGTTATTTGCTTTTTATTTGAATATATAATTTGCTTATTTAACCATTCGTCAATGTAAGAATCTTCAAATGGAATTTTTTCAAATCCATCAAGAGAGTATTGATACTTTCTTTCATTTAAAAAATGTTCTATATAATCAACCAATCCAGAATATATCGTCCTTGAAGCGTAGTTGAATAACTTTATAGTTCCATCCCATTTTTTCTTTTTAAATGCTGGAGTGTATTGATGATTTGGAACTTTGAATGTAAAAAAAGATGAAATTTCTTTTGCGATAGAATCATCACAATGAACTTTTATAAAAACTTCATCTAGTTTTTCTATTCTTATCATCAAACACCTTGTGTAAATTTAATCCAATCAATTGCAGCCCTTACAGACCACATTTTATTGGAAATTGCCTTTACAATTCCCTCAATGTAATTTACTTTTTCTTTTTGATATTCTATCTTCAAATTTAATTGACAGATATCATTATCACTTTCGATGAACTTGTCTAAGTCTTGTCTTATAAGAGAAAGTTCAAAGGCTTCCCAATTTAATTCAGCCAATCTTTCTTCACTCATTTTTCCAGAGTAATATAACCATTTATCTCTTTTTAATTTTGATAAATCGGTTTCGTACTTTGAAAGTATAAGTTTTTCATCAAACAAAATGCAAAGATATTTGTTATGTTGCTGTGGTATAACAGTAGCTTCATAATCTAAATTTGTTTTATCGATGGAAAGATCTTTATCTGCTTCTTTTTTAATTTCATCTAAATTCATATTAAATAGTATAATCTTTCAATATATCAAAATGTGTATAGTTAAAAATGACAGATGCAATAACTGGATCTGTATCTGGTGAAGTTACATCAAAATCCAAACCAGACAAAAATGATGGAAATATATTGTAATACTTAAATGATATTATTGGTCTATAATTATTATTTAAAATTAAGAGAATAGCACTTGATGTCTTATGAATTTCACTTAATCTCTCTTTATTATTTACCCACGGTGCTATTTTTTGCATCCAATCTAATATCTCTTTGTAATTTACCATATTCTCATCAACTGGAAAACTTAACTGTATATCTTCGACAATATATCGATTTCCAGGTCTTACCATTTCTATTCCAGTTGGAGTAGATTGAATTGATTGACCTAAACTCAAAGATGGTAAATTTACTCTCTGAGCAAAGTATGTTACAGTTGGACATCTGCTTAAAATAAAAATAAATTTATTTTGTAATAGATAATTTCTATTTTCTGGAATCACTGGATTTTTTGCTAAGAAATCTCCAGGTAATTCTTTTTTGATATCGTCTGGTATATTGCTCGGATTGAACATAATAGTATTTATAAAGAAACAGGCTGGTCTTTCGACCAGCCTGTTCGTTAAGACTTACTCCGATCAGCCTTCTCTACCGTGGAGGCTCTTGACTCTGGTTAGACGGTAGTAAACATTGCTGTTTAGATCTAGACCATCTGTGAGTGCGTTTGAGCCAGCGAAGCTTGTTTGACCCTTGGCGAATGGATTTGCAACCATTCCGTAACGAGTCTTGAAGCCAATCTTTGGTTGGAAGGTATCTTGACCGACTGCTCTTACCATTTGGAGAGGAACATATGGGCAGTAGAACATACCAGCGTCATATGGTGAGGTTCCCTTGTATCCAACGAGGAAGAAGTCAACTCCTGCTGGGACGAATGGATCGATATAGACCTTATAGCGACCATTGAGGACTCCAGCAAAGACATTTCCAGTATCATCAACGCTTAGGTTGACATTGAGTGCTGGTGAGATATTGAGGAATCCACCCATTGCAAGTGCTGATGCAACATCTGCGCTGCAAAGGATGAAGTTACCTTTACCTCTACGAGTTTCCTTGGCGATAACATTTGCTTCGCGTTCGATCTGATACATAAGACCACGATAGCGTTCTGCTGACCAACGACCGTCTGAGTCTTCGGTTAGATTGTAGCTACCAGCAAGATCGAGTCCAGTTTGCTGTGAACCTGTCTTGGCAACAGTGTAAACTGCGCGTAGAATTTCTCTGTTGATTTCGTTGAGAATTTCAACTGAGAGAATGTTCGCAAGTTCAGATTCGGCATCAAGACCATGAACAGCCTTAAGATCTTGAGCAAGTTCGGTTGTATATTCTGCCTTGAGTGCTCTTGTACGGGCTTGTACTGCAACGCGCTCAATGCTGAAGGCCATTTCCTTGAACTTAGGATCGCTAGCATCACTTCCGCCGAGTTTTTCAGCATCAGCGGTAAGGAATCCACGGAATCTCTCAAATAGATTCTTACGAGTAATAGCTGTTAGTGTAGCACCAGTGTTTGTTCCTAAACCAAAGGGGTTGGTATAGGTTGAACCTTCTGTGGTATTATTATTACCAGTTGAACCAGAAACACCAGAGAAAGATGCAATTGGTTCATCATACATTGCTTCTAGACCAGCTGGACCATCGTACTTAGCTCTGAAGGCAAAGATTAGACCAGTTGGTGCAGTCATTGGTTGAACGCTTGCAATGTCGTAAGCAACAACATTTGGCATTGCACGGCGAACGAGGCTGATTAGGATTGGGTCATAACCAGCAAGGCTTCCGTTTGCTGAAGCAGCTTGAGTGACTGAGAAACCACCACCCATTGAGTTGGTTGGTGCAGCTTCTGTAAGAAGTTGGTTTCTTTCTTCTGCTAAAGCTCTCTTTTGATTTTCTAGAAGAACGGCGGTTGTTCTTCTTCTATGAATGTCCTCAATCTTTGTTAGTTCTGGATGGTCAATGAGTGGTGACCATTTTTCTAAAAGTGTGTCGTATGGTGTAGTTCCGTTAAAATCCATTTCTATATTCTCCTATTTTTTATTTATATTATTTGACTTTTGGATTTGATGCCTTTAATTGCTTGCTGATTGACTGAACATAAATGCTCATATCTTCATTTAGATTAACTGGAGCAATCTGATCACTTTCCATGATTGAGGATTGTGCTGATTGGGTTGGTTTTGTTTCACCATTTAGATATGATTCCTTTATGATTTTAATTTTATCTCTGTATTGATCTAAAGAATCAAAGTTGATTCCTTCCGATAGAGATGCAATTTTTTCAATTTCAGTATCAGCAAGTCCTGCTGTTTCTTCGAAGAAGATGTTTAAGCACTTTGCTACTGCTACTTCTTCATTGAGGGCCATATTTTCTTGAATTAGCTTGTTCATTGATTCTTGAAGTTCGTTGTGTTCATCGAATAGTTCATCAACGATATCAACTTTGTCTTCTGGAATGTCAACATAGCTGTTTTCAAATAGATCCTTTAGACCACGCATAAAGTTTTCAGCAATTTCTGTTCTGAAGCCTTGCTCTACTTGTAGTCTATTTTCTTCCATCCATTCATTAATAGCGTATGAAAGATATTCATCAATTGATTCTGTTAGTGTTGAAGCGACAGACTCCGTTTGCTCTGCGATTAATTCTTCAGATGCTTGAAGGATTGCTTGCTCAACGATTGAGATTTTTTCATTTAAAGCTGCTTCAAAAATAACGGCAGCTCTTTGCTTAAATTCGTCCGATAAATCTTGTCCTTCAAATAAAGCATTGATATAGTCGGTTATATCTAACTCAACACTTTCTTCCATCTGTGCTCCCATTGTCTGATCAGTGCCACCAGCATTTGAAACTCCTGCTGGAGAAAGGGATGCCATATTCTTTTTAGCATCTCCGTCCTTTGCTATTGCTTTTGCAAACATTGGAGTCACTCCGTTGGACGAAAATGTTCCTTTTCCACTCTCATCATGTACATCTTTATTTCCTTGCATATTTTTCTCCGTGTTTTATATTATTTATATAATTAATTTTTTTAACAATTTTGTATGTAACATTAAATTATTATCTCAGTCGTCTATTTGTACGAGGGGTAACTATACCAGCTCGTATTTCAGCTTCTTGAGTACCTGTTCTGCGTCTATTCAATTCGTTCTTTATATCTCTTATATCATCTTCTCTGGTTTTTGGTACAATATTAGTTGGTGGTCCAGAAACTGGAATTTTTACTCCATTTGTTGGCTGTTTTGACATATTTCTTCTTACATAATTTGAAGCTTTTATACCCCTATACACTCCAGTTAAAACTCTCGGCAGGACTGTTGTTAGTCCAGCAGCAAACAGAGATTTTATTCCACCAGTAGCTATATTTGTAACAGTTCCCATAGCACCACTTGGACCAATAGTTGAACCTTGACTCAAAGAACCTTGAATATTTCTTTTGATTCCAGATACTACAGTACCACCAATAGTTTTTTGTGGTCTATATTTTATTCTTTTAGTTACAATTCCAGAATTAACGGTTCCTGCTTCTGGCTCATCTGTTCCAGAAGTTGTTGGTGTATTTGATACTGTACTTTGTGGTTCATTTTCTAAATCTCCACGAAAAGGACCAGATGGAATTCTCCAATTTTGTGGAAATTGAAATCTTTGAGTTGCTTTTCTTCTGGCTATAGCCTGTAGACTATTATTGCCAGATAATTCTTTTCTAATACCCTGAGCAATTAAACCTAATCTACCTAAATTAGAATAATTAACTTCATCTAGAGATATATTTTTTGAAAAACTCATTAAATTCCTCTCATGAATCTTTCGAATATTTCAAGAGCTTTATTTTCGTAATCTTTAGCTGAAATCTTTTTAATTTCTTTGTGAAATTTTTCTATTTCTTGTTCTTTTAAAAGACCATTATCCCAGACCCATTCCTTGCCTTCCAATATTCCGTTTACGAAAGCTTGTGGGGCTGATGGATCTGAAACGATGTCTATTGCGGAAAGAGTAAAATCTGATTGAACCTCATTGATTTCATTTACTTTTTTAAGGCTTCCCATACCCCTTGAAGAAACTCCAAGCAAAGCACCTTCATCTATTAAAGATTTAACAATCTTTCCCATTGGAGTATCTAAAACTTTAGCTTTACCGTAAAAGTTATTTCCATCCTGATTAAGTTCTACTATCATGTGGGACACACGATCAAGATTAACTGTTGGACCAGATGGATGATTTAGTTCACCTAAAGCTCTTTTCTTATTTACATATTCTTTGAGGTATCTTTTACACTCATTTTCTAGAATATTGACAGAATAGCGTCTACCGTTTCTATTTACGGTTTCAGCCTGCATCATTATTCCTTCAATGAAATAGTTTTTCTGACCAGTTTCAGAAGATTCAACTAATGCCTTAACATTTTCAATTGTTTCGGTGATTAGTTTCATCTATTATTCTCCGCAGTTTTCGCAAATTTCTTCTTCTTCAGAATCCTCATCATCATCGTAATTATCAAAATCGTCATCTTCATCTGCTTCTTCGGATAGAAGTTCACTGGCTATCTCGGCAATTTCTTCCTCTGAAAGTTCTTCACCCAACTCATTTTCAATATCTTCGACTATTTGGGTGAGTTCATCAAGGAAGACTTCATAGTCTTCTTTTGCTACCTTCATACCCTTTTTATTTTCTCCAGCCTCGGTTGAGTCTTCTGGGTTATCATCTTCGCCAGCCTTTTCATCGGCGTAATCGGGAACGCCATCGCCGTCTTCATCTGGCTTTGATTTCTTTTCTTTTGATTTTTTCATTTCCTCTAAATAGGCATCTCTGTCGTTTGGATTCATAAAAACGGTTGGTGCATATTCAAGTAACGATTCTTCTAACTTTTTTCCAAGCTTCTTATACATTCTCTTCTCAAGAAGTTCATTTGCTTGGCTGTATTTTTTCTCTAAAATAAGTGGTATAATTTCTGAAAATTCGCTCATTATTTTCTCCTAATTCTTTTATTATTTATTTTTTTAAGTTTTTCAAGATATTCTTTAAAAAATGAAAATAGGGTATTTTTATTTGATAAAATAGGTTTAATATTCTTATAATTTGGCCCAAAAACAGTAGAAAGTATATTAATTTGTTCTGGGGTTATGTTTACAGATTCACTATTTCTCAAAAATAAATTTATACCTCTTTTTTCTCTTTTTGGATTTTTTAATAAAGATACTATTTTTTCTCTTTCATGAAAGTATATTTTCATTGGTTAGTCTTTTGTTTTTGATCTGCTGTTCCCTGATCAGCTTGAGCCGTTAAACTAGACGCTTGAATTGCTTGTTGCTGCGCCTGAGCCTCCATAGCCATCTGCTGCTCCTCAGAAATCTGCTTATCAATTTCTTCCATAACATCATCAGATTGCTTCAGAATATGTTTTCTGATATATTTTGTTGAGAAATACTTACCTTCATAAGAAGATAATACATTTAACATATCTACCTTTTCCCTCAACAATTCATTTTCTTTCAATTCATTGAAATATGAATCTTTATTGTAGACGAAATTGATATCCTGGTATATTTTTTCCCAATCGTTTAGGGTAATAATTCCCTTCAACAATAGTTGTTTTTTCAAAACATCCAAGAATAACATAGAGAATTTGCTTCTCAATCTTTCAATAAACTTGAAAAATTTAACCTCATCTCTACTGATTTCTGTGGTTCTTCCCATATTGAAACCACTATTTGATTCAAGTCTAGAAATAGGAACATTCAAAGCTCTATATAATTTTCTTTGTAAATAGTCAACATCATCCATCTGTCCAAGATTCTGTCCACCATCCAGAGTAGCTATTTCTGTTCCCTTTCCACCATCTCTTCTAGGAATCCAGTAGTCTTCAAGCATTGTCAAATGCGCTCTATCGTCTTTGATTTCACCAGTTTTTTGATCATATACAAGACGATTCCTATAACGATTCATCAACTCCCTCATATATTGTTCGGCTTTTTGTTTTGGAAGATTGCCGATATCAATATAAAAAATTCGTCTCTCTGGTGCTCTGGTCATTCTATAAATGACAACAGCATCCTCAATCTGACGAAGCATGTTTAATGGGCGAATGGCTTTGTGTAGGTATCCGATTACTCTCTTGGTATTGGAATCGATCAATCCAGAATGCACATAGGAGATTGAATCAACCGCAATTTTTAAACCAGAACTATTCGTTTGTATGATTGCATCTGGATCAAGATCGGTATAAAGAAAATATTCTTCAAGACTTTTAATTATTGGTGTTTGAACGCCATTAATTACTTTATTTTCTTTATTTACCTTTCTGATCTTTTTAATTTTCATTGGGTCGATCAGGCGAATTTCTTGTATTCCCTTTTCTGGTCTAGTATCATCAATAATAATATGAAAATACAATCTAGCATCTATGTACCATTTTCTAAAAATGTCATAGCCGTGATGATTAAATTTTAATAGTTTTAAAATATTTTTAAATTCTTTGTGTATTTTTTCTTTTATCTGTGGTGATAAACTTTCAACATTTTTCAAATCTAAAAATATAGCATTATTATCGTGGTCAAAAACTATAGATTCGTTAATTATATCTTCTATAGCCATATCAACTTCTGGATATAGAGCCATTGATCTATACTGTGAAAGTTGAGTATTTTCATCTCTTATAGAGCCGCCGAAATCATATACTGTAGAAAAAAAACCACCACTTTCTACAGTAACAGTTCCATCGTAGGTATCTGGCGGTACAAAGGATGATTGTGTCTCTACAGCATTTCCATCTGTAGAATTTTTATCATCCTGCTTTTTGCCGAAAAGAAATCCATATAAATTCATATTACTATTTATATAAATTAGATTGCGAATTCTTCAGCATAATCATATGCTAATGTTAAAACAAAATCTGCAATTGAGTCTGGTATATCATTATTTAATTCTATTGGTGTCATTTCTATTGGATAGCAATTTGATAAAACAACTCTTTTACCGAAAGTATTTCCGTCTTCTGTATCATAATAAATTTCCCATTTAGAGGTCGGAAAATAATCCATAGCTGTATGGTCTGGGGAGTTGATTCTATCCATCCAAGACATCAATTCACTTCTCAATTGAATTCCTAACTCGGATGAACAATAGATGTTCATGCTTATTTCTTGAAATACTCTTTCTGCTGGAAATTTAATTTCCCTACCTCTATAATTTATGGGAACAGTTCCTATTGTTGATCCAGGAATTTGAATAGATTTTATATAAACTTCAAGTTTTCTTGACTCATATGGATTTGTACTTAACTGTGAAAAAGAACCATTGAATAGAGGAATCTCAGCAAAAACTCTAAATCTATTTCCAGCTACAGGTCTAAATCTAACTCTAAATTCATCTAAATTCATCTCAAGTATTCCCAGTAAAGGTAATTAAAAGTAACTGTAAATTCTGCAAATGTATCTGGGTTATCGTAACTAAATTCTATTGGACTTATTTCTATTGGAAAAACATCATAGAATTTTATCTTTTTTCTATACTGAGCTGGGGTAGTAGTAACATTTCCTGTTACTCTTTGAACTTCTACGGTTGGTGTTGTATTTCCACTAGATTTTTGATCCTGATAATGAAATTCCCAGAAAAAATCGGTGTTTACAACATTATTAGTTTCATGAGTTTTTCGAGTATCCATGTACTCTATCCAATCTTCAAATAAATTTCTTAATTGAACATATGGAGACTCATACACTTGTATTGTCCATGGAGAATATGATCTATCTCCAGGCAATCTTACTGCCCTACCACCATGCCCAACAGAAACAGTTCCTATTGTTGAGCTTGGCATTGAAGCAGCTTTACAATAAAATTCCATTTCTGTTTTTTCGTAACCAGAATATGCAGTAATAACGGGAAAAGAGCCAACGACTTTGAATCGATTGGCCCTATTTCCTACAAACTCATCTCTAAATGTAGAGATAGACTGAGACATTAAACTCCTTGGTATTCCCAATAATCATAGGTGAAGGTAACAGCAAATTCTGCAAATGTGTCTGGAGTATCATAGCTAAATTCCATTGGGCTTAACTCTACTGGGAAAGCATTGACCAATTTAATTTTTCTTTGATAATCGTTTACTCCACCATCAACATCATCACCACTTACATCTTGCTCCATGTATTCAACAGTTATGTAATCACCACCACTCGCTGGAATATTTGGTCTAATATCTAGAGTATTTCTACCATTCATTCTTTCGATCCAAGCTTCGATATCGCCACGAATATCTTGTCTTGGTGAATCATAAATTTGAACAAGCCAATCAGCATATGTTCTTTCACCAGAATATTTTACTGGCCTTCCTTTGTAACCTACTGGAATAACTCCAATAGCTGATCCAGGAATTGTTGCGGCTTTGCAATAGAATTCAAATGTCGCTGGAGCTACTGAGCTTCCAGGAAATTGACATGAGACTTTAAATCTATTTTGTCTTACGCCAACAAACTGTGTTCTAAATTCATTTAATGTTGCCATTTATTTTTTCCTTATAGGGTTGATGATAAATCTTTGTTAGTGAAGGTTAGTCTTACGAAGTTGATTGATGGGATTGGTTTAACTAAGATATCAGCAACGAATGTCTTGGCTTCGATTATTTCTGGGGTGTTATTTGTTTCATCGCAAATAATCTTATACTCAGAAATTCCTCTCTTGGCTACGACATCTGCTAGAACTGAATCGGCAGCACTGATAAACAGATTTCTGGTTATCTGATCATTTTGTTCGAATAGCACACCTCTTGCGATTGGTGCAATTGTTTTCTTTAGGTATATGAAGAGTCTAGCGACATTGATTCCACTAAGAGTTGAAGTTCCAGTGTATAGAGTCTTATCTCCCCAGAGTAGAATTCCTTCACCAGGAACATTAAATATTGGATTGATTCTTGCCCCATATAGGGTGCTCTTATCTGCTTCTGACAAATATCTTGTTGTGGAAACAGCGTTTGCAATTCTTCCTCTTCTTGCTCCAGCTGGGGAGAACCAAGGATATGATTCTCTGTCTGTTCTTGCAATGCAACCAGCAACATCTGGTGCTAGAGAACTGATAATTAGATTTGCTGGATCTCCTGCAACATTGAAATGTTTCTTCTCACCAAATGCAGCAGCAGCATATTGTGCTGAGGTTGGTGAAGATGTAACAGTCATGGCTCCAGTTATAGTTGTTCCAGAATGCACAGCTAAAACTCCAAAAACTGGATTTGGTGTAGATGCTCTTTCGTCAATCATGGAAGAAACATAAGCATTATGTGCTGGAGTTCCCCCATTTCCTGTAGAACCAGAGAATACAACATCAATGTCAAGATACTTGAAGTCCATAGTTGCACCAGAATCTTGCCATGTTACATAACATGGTGCTCCATATTGAAGGAAGTTGTGAACATGATACCATTCATCAGTCCATGCGGTAGCACCATTGGTTAAAAGATCTCTAGCGGCTAGAGTAGCACCGTTGGTTCCAGAAAAACCTGGGTAGTTATAATTATAAAATGAAGTCAATCTAGCAAACCAATCGGCTAGATTTTCAACATAGTAATATCCTTGTTGTGCTTCAGTTCCAGTTGGCCCATTATAGGCAAATAATTTCATTGAGTGGTTTCCAGGTAGTCCTAAAAACCCACCTATTGTGGGTGAGTCTAGCTCTGAATTTGAAACTACCAATGATTCGTCTAATATTCTTACAGTTACGCCTGGATATGGCATGATTTTCTCCTATTTTCTTTAAATATATATTTTTTTAAATATTTTGACTAAAACATCCAAAATTGCGTTGAAATGGAATTTTTCCCTTTCTTACCATCAAACCATCTATCTTCACCATCCCAATCGCCATCAAGAAAACTCATACCATCTTCTATAAAACCAAAAGGAATTAATTCTGATTCTATTTTTTCAATTTCATTATTATATAGTTCAATTCTTATATCTTTATTTGTGATGTTTTCAAAAAAATCTTGTCTGGTTGCCCAAGCAAAAAGAACCAAACACATCACCAAGTCATCTCTGTGTCCATCATCGGCTTTATACGATTGACCATCAGCAATGAAGGTCGTTAATTGATCTATGATATCTGGGTCGTGGAAGACGATTTTATCATTCTCTACTAAATTTTTTAATATCGTACATCCTAGTTTTTTTACTGGATGTGTGGTTCTGACACCTAGGTATGTTCTTTTTGCGTTGACATTTTCTCCAATAATTTGTCCATGGTGACCTTTAAAACTAGATTTTATCAAATTCTCATATTGTAAATCATTATGTAAGATTTCTGCAACCTGATTTCCAATATCATTAATCTCCACCATCACATAGGCGTTATTATATTTTTTAGCCACGGCTCTAATATATGATGGGAAAAGTAATGGTGATATTGTATTATTTCTAAAAACTGCAACCACTTTGTATGGAATAGTTGATATATCGACAACTGTAAATGCACTATCGTCACTACCCTGACCTTTTGAAACATCCACGGTCATGAAATAGAGATGATCGTCTGTTTTCTTTTCCTCGTCACCCTTTATAGGTTCTTCATATACGGTATATCCCTCATGATTCTTAAATCTGGATTTTCCATAACTCAATACATTTAATTTATTTGCATCAATTAAGGTATTCGCAGATCCTATGAATGAGCATTCAAATTCTGCATCGAATTGTCTTTCCGATGTATTTCTTATTTGAATTTCTCTCCAAGCATCATCCCTCAGAGGTCCACCTGGATATTGGGGAACTTGCCTCCAGCTAACCTCAAATGGAAAATATTCATTCTGTCCAGTGCTTGCACCCTTCCACAACTGATAAAACATATTCAACCCTCTTGGGGTTGAGATGATGATCATTTGAGTGCTTTGACCAGCAGTGATCGTTGGATAAACTGACGAAAAGAATTCTTCAGCAACAGTAGTTGGAACGAAGGCAAACTCGTCCAAGAAAATTATATTAAAAGATCCACCACGAATCGCTGAGGATGAGGTTGCAGCTGCCAATATCTTTGAGCCATTCTCTAATTGAATTGAACCTTTATTCCATTCTATTATACCTTGCTGCAACCATTGTGGTAAATGTTCATAGGCTTCTCTTATTCTGCCTAAAATATCCCTTGCAGTATTTAACTTGTTTGCCAGAATAGCAACACTCATGTTTTGATTGAATAAGACTCTATGAAGAAGGTAGCAGCAACCAACCGTAGTGGTCTTACCAGCCTGACGACAAACCTTTCCTATTACGAATCTGTGATCGCATAGAGCCTTTACCAGTTCTTGCTGATAATCGTATAGATCGAAGTCGGTAACACCTTTGTCTAGGGTAACAACCTTTACATACTTTTTTGCAAAGTATATTGGATCATTTGCACACTTGATATATTCTTTCACCTGATCTTCGGTAAATTCAATTTTGACCCCTGCGGGTTTTAAATTCGCATTTCCCAAATAACCTGGAGCTTTTTTATACGCTGTCATTTTCTATAACCTTGTTCTGTGCTCTAGATTTATTAATTAAATTCTGTAGATCTGTCGTTGATCCAACATAAATTGAATTATTTGTTATATTTGTAATTTTTTCTCTTTGAATGTTTTCTGTTTTCTCATGAACAACAATCAGATCTTTGTTCATCTCGGAAACTGTCTTTAGAAGTAAAGCTGCAACTTCATAGGCTCTTGGAGAGTCGCTCGCATTTGCAACCTTCATTATTCCATCTAGAGCATCCATTCCATTTGAAATTAGTTCTTTTAAATTTGTTCTAGCATCGTTGAAATCATTATTTAAAACTTCTTCTCTACTTCTTTTTATTTCTTTAGTTATTGCTGTTTTTTCAACTGGTTTATTAATAACATCATTGTTCGTAATTTCTAAAGCATTTGCAATATTTTCAAAAGGGTCTTTCATTTTTAATTCTCATAGTAGTATATTCCACTTCCAGTTATAGAATCTCCAGTATATCCAACATCGTAAACCAAAGCTGATGGGGCTGTAGTTAGACCATTGTAAATTCTTACATTTGCATTTTCTATGATCATAGAAATATTTCTCTTAATATGACCATAGAGATAGGTTTTCATTGTAAAGTTAAAGACCGTGGTTACTGATCTTCTGGTAGAAAAATCACCCTCGTAATCTTCAGATGTGCTTATATCGTTCAAGACAATAGGAACATCTATTGCCTGATTTATTGTGTTGTAGTTGATCGACAAATTGAATTCTGGTTGAAAGTATGGAGCAATTTGCTCTATAATTTGTAGATTGTCTTCCAGAGATCTTGTAAATGAATACAGATTTATATTGATATTATATGGTATTTCCATATATGTTGTATCTGTATAGTTTTCAGTGGATAATCTTTTCTGTATCATTCTATTTAATTTTCTAGTAGGATCATATAGAATGTTGATTATCTCATAGCCTAATCTTGGATATGTTGCCTGTATGTGTGTCTTATCAGTAACGCCAGTTTCGGTTGTCAGTCTATAGATAAACTTCTCTTTTGGACCATAGACGATTGGAACTTTTATCTTTGAAGTTATCTCATCTTCTGAGTCTTTTCTCAAGATGGTTATCTGATTAAATAAAGATCCAAAAGCAACTATGCTTTTTCTCAGAGTTTCATTGTAATAGGCATTTGTCTCTCCAAACATTAATATTGTCCTTCCGAGAATGGATCTGTTTCACTTTGATTGAATAAAGTCTTATCCAATCTTTCAGCTTCCAGATATGAATTATCACCATCGCTTTCTTCTCTGATTGGATCAGTTTGGATAATGGTATTTGTCAGATAGGTTGAGAATGCTGTATATCCAGCACCAGAAATAGCACCACTCAATGTGGCCCCAGATATGTAAGTTCCAACTTCATCATAAACAAAGAGTCTTGAATAGGTATAACCCTTTTGGAACTCTTGAACTGTTGCTGTATAACCAGATTGATTTACAAATTCCCCAACAAGATAAGTTCCATTTGTCTTTCCAACCAGATTGTATCTTCTGACATAGGATGTTCTGTCAGTGGTCGCAGAATCCAAAACATCGATTCCAGTTGTAAATTCTTCGTGAGAATACACGAAAGCCTCCAGTGTCAATGTATAGCAATTCAATGTTCCCAATTGATAGAATGGAATCTCGTCTTCCAATTTGTTAATTTCAAATATTGTTCCAGATAATGGAAAATAAACCAAATCACCTTCTCTTGGTCTTAAGATCTCTGTTTCTTTTGTGGATATTTCTCTCTTAAATCTAGTCTTAGACAATTGAATTGTCATTCTATCGGTAATGAGTACGCCGAACTTGCTGATGACATCAGCTTGTCCATCGAAACTAAAGATCGTTTGGATGTATGCTTCTATCTTATACGCTGTTGAAAATTTCGACTGTATATCTTCACCAAGAATATTGTCCAATTTAAAATATTCTCTAGGAACATATAAAACATCTTGACCAGTAACTTTTATGGTTTCTATTGTTAGATCATCTAGTAATTTTTGATCTAGTTGTGAAAATTTAAAAAATGGATTAGTTGCCATTTATTATCCCATAAAGAAAGATGCTGGTAATTCGTATGATGTCAAAACCTCATTTTCTATGGCTGCTATTTCTTGAACTGCTTCGGCATAAATCTGACCACCCTTCATCACAATTCCACCTGGCAATTGAACTCCATCATACTTTGCCATGTTTGCTCCCCATTGTCTTTTAATCAATGCAGTTAAGTATTTCTTTAAAAGACGATCATCAAATATTTTTGTATATAATTCAGGATCAAGGGCTGCATATGTCTCGAAAACCAAATAGTCTCCAGCCTTGAGTTCACTCCAATTGCAATCTATGTGTATTCTATTTGTGACTTTGCTGAATCTTAGTGCTTTTTCACCTTGAAAGAAATCTTCAATGAGTTTTATATATCTTTTCGTAGAATCATATGAAGCCAGACCCATAGAGCCACCACCGTTATATCCTCTGTTTATTCCAAAGTAATCAACTAATGCAAGTTGATATTTTAGATCAAACATGTCGATGTTTGCAAAATTTCCAAATTGAAATAATTTGACAACGGATACTATGTTGCTACCATTTGGCTTTGATGTAGCACTTCCATCCCAACCTAAAATATTATTAGTATTGATATATTTATTTTCAACATCGGTTGATGTCAGTTGATATTTAAAAAAGACTTTCTCGACTCCATCAAAATGTCTTTCCACAAAAAAATCAAGAGCTTCATCTAGACGATCTTCACATTGTTCAGTATCGACATTTATTTCGATAACTGGAAATCCAAGTGTTCTTAGAGCATAGTCTATTATTGTTTGTCTAGAATTTGGTCTTGACATTTTTATCTCTTAAAATATTTATTATTTTGGATCGGGGACTGTTACTGGAATTTTCTCAAGATCTGAATAATTTATGTTATTTTCGATGTAATATCTTCTAGTTATTGGATCTTGACCCTCTGATTCTTCAGATTTTCTATAATTGCTAAATCCTGGCATTTGTAATGGACAAGAAAGTTTTGGATAATCCAACTTTGAATATTCATCACCATTAGATACAAGCCAAGTGCCTTTTCTATCCCCACAACCACAACCACCGCAGAAGAATTTTCCAGGAGTGACGCTTGGTTTGAGATGCTCACATGGTGGAAGCTCTCCACCCTGCTTCATATTTCCAAAGCAAGACATGACCCTTAACTGTTTTACTGGAAGACTTACTTTTTTATTCGATATTCCCCTTGAAGCTATGGCCGATGCAAAATTTTGCACCATGCTAATTTTATTCTTTATAGATGTATCTTCTTTGATTTCTTCTGTTCTAAACTTTTCATTATTTTTATTTTTATTGCAGTTACAACTCATGTTAAAATCACCTTTCTGAATAATCTTAAATATACATTCGTGTCAGTTGGCATCAATACGGTATATCCAAACTTTGTGGTATTTGTAAAATTTTGCCCATAAACAAATACATGCCCATTAAAACTATATTTTTCACTACTATTTGATAAAATATTTTCATAAAATATAGAAGAAGAAGCTAATTTATTCTTGATATTCAACTTGGTCTTTAGCGAAGAATCTTTATTTATTTTATTTGATAAATAATACAATTCTATGATGCTTGGTATGTAATAATCGGCAAAACCTCTTCTAATTTGTCCTGTTATAGTATTTATGAGTTTTGTTCCATGCCCATAGAAATTTATTCTATCCCCATAGCAATTGTAAAAACCATCCGATAACGATGTATTTGGCATCGTAGAAGTTTGCTCTTCTGGAGACATATAAACTGCATAGTAGTCATATTTATCAACAATCAAGGCCCATTTCGAATAAACATCTCTTGGTGTCGTATCATTGTAGTGTTGTTCAACTGGTTCTTTGAGATTCAAAGATCCATAAACTTTAGAGGATGACGAATTTACTGTAAATTTTCCTATATAAATTCCACCCTGGAATTCATCACCAGAAGTCAACCCTAAAAGGTCAAAATCAACCTCGGACATACTGTATGGTTCTATTTTTCTATTTGCTAGTTTCGTTGGATTTTCTGGTGAAAAGCTTGAATTGCAGAAGACAAAACCATCTTCTTCAGTTTCTGGAGAAATCCAGTATCCAAAACAATCATCCTTAAATGAAAGATTGCACTCATATGAAAATCCAGTAGTAATTTTAGTCAAATCAAAACATGCACCAACATCCTCTGTGGTGGTAGATGCAGCACCAACTGCCATTTGTTTGTAAAGGAAATCTGTAAGTCCAGATGTTGAGCAGTTAGATGTCGCACAAGTTTCAGAACTGTTGTAAACTGGAACATTTCTCAATGTTCCATCATTGAATGTTATACCTCTCAATGAACATTCTCTCTCCGAACAAACATTCTCACATGTTATTCCTATAGGAAATCCAGAGGCATCATATGCAAAATAACAACAAGATTGAGGAATTCTTGCATCGATACCTAGAAGATTTAAGGGATTTGTCGGATGAAAAACTCCACCTATTCTTGAGCACTCACATTGTGATGTTGTAGCTTTACCCCAATCTGGATTCGCACCAAGAACTGCTGGATTGTTTGCTACTTGTATTTTTTGATCAAATGTCAGATAAGAGCAAGCAAAACAATTTCCAATTTCCCCTTGTTGTGGGCAAGAAACATTATCACCTACCAAAAAAGTTCCATTATTGATAAAACATTCATAAAATGTTATTTGGTCGCTGGTTCCATCTGTATAACAACAAGTTCCAATTTTTTTTAGATCAGAACCAAAATCCTTTACTGATTTAACTCTTGATCTAAATTGAATACTCATGATTCTCCTTGTACGCAATCTTCAAGATTGTTTATTGCCGTAAGATCAGTTGCATCTACAGGTACACAAACATAATCGGTATCAGAAATATATAGTTTCTTTAAAACAGTACCAGCAAATGCAGTTACACAGCTATTGTTTGGTCTTTCTCTATAGAACATTTCTCCTGGAATATTTACCTGATTTTGTTGTAAATTTAGTAAAAGATTTTGAGGTATATTTGTTATTTTTTCAAATCCAGGATTATTATTATATTGATCTATAAATTGTTGACAGGTTATCTTCGTTCCGTCATTCTTTGTTAAACAGAAATTTCCACAAATACTATTTTGTTCATTTGGGCACTCGTCTGTTCCAGAATTTACTGGAGCACACATTTTATCTCTTATTGATGAAGTGCTACTTCCCTGAGAAGTATAGATGGCAAATCTTGGCAAATATTGAACCAAATCGGGGGCTGTATCTAAAAAGACATCAGGAAGTGGGAACCAATATTGAATTAATCCACCACCAGTGCATGTAAAATCTCCACCTAATTGATTCTTTAAAACATTTAAAACAGTTCTATGCTGTATGCATGGATCTCCGACTTCAACACAACTTACTGTACCAGTTGGACAAGATTGAGCACTATTGTATTCTATAGAACCTCTACAACCACAAGAAGATTCAGAATCCTGACAAGATGTTATTATGGCTTTGTCTATTCTATTTGGAGAAAAGCAACAAGGTAAACATTCTGAACAATTTGGATCTTGAGAGCCAAATTGACAAAGGGATGTAGTTTGTTCGTCACAATCTGGATTGTTTCTAATAGTTTGAACACCCCAACCACTTAAAGTTGGAATTCCAGAACCTATAACATAATTTGTTTCATTTTGAACTTGATAATCCTTACAGAGTGGACATGTTGGTTCATAATTTGGAACAGAAAATCCACAGGCTAAACCGTGACATTCATTTCCTAATGTTATTTTAGATCTAGTACTTTGATTAACCGAATCATTTTCAGTTGGTTTTATGTCTGTGAATAAAACAAGTCTGAGAGTATTATGAGCAACTAATCTTCTATCTGTAAATTTATCTGGATCAATATCAATTCCAGCTTCTCCATCTCCTGTATCATTGTAATTAATATAATCTTTTGGATTTGGTATAGTTATACAGAAGACAAATTCACCATCTCCCAAATACTTCATTCTACCATATGGTAAAGTTATGCTGTCTTGATCGTAAGGATCATTAATAGCTTTGGATAAATAACCGATAACTCTTTCAGTTGTATAATCTTGTTCTACTATTTGAGTGCTAGTATTAAAATTTCCAATATTGCTTTCTGAAAGATATCTTTTATATGGAGCATTTGTGTCATTCGGATTAAATTCTATATGTCCGCTGTCGTATATAATATCATATGGTTTTGTTTTATAAGTATTCGCAGATACAACGGCTGGTATTACTGTCGAACCACCAGGACCAAAACCTCCAGTAGTTTCTTTTCTAGCCTGATAATTTGGATTCAATAGGTCTACTGTTAATGGATGTCCTGGATAATTTAATCCATAAAATTGATATGGTACTGAATCTGATTGTTCGGCTTCAATATTATTTATGAATGTATTTGAAAATGAATTTGATGTTCTCGCATATTTTTTATATACTGATCTTATACTATTTGTATTAGAATTTGGAAAAGTTGGAAATATGGAATCGGAAGCTCTCATATAGGTGTAACCCATATTAAAATAACCAACTGGAATTCCTATACCTCCAACTATATTTCCACTAGAATTTATAGTGGCAGAGACAGCACTGCTATTATTTTGTGGATTTATTTTACCAGGTTCAGATTCTGATGCAGTATATAGATTGTTATTAGATCTATCTAGTAATTCTTTATTATAATAAAACTGAATGATCGCATTCATTCGATCATGAAATGGACTTTGATCCCCAGAGGTTGAAACTGGAGTTAGTAATTGAAATGTTTCTAAAATATTATATACTTTTAATTGTGATATGTTTGTTGAAACGGTATAATTAGTATTAATTAATGGATAATTATAAGTAACAAACATTCTAGAAGTTGTATTGGTCGTATATTGAAAGGGCTTTGAAGTTCCAGAAATATTAATACTTCCAGAACTATTAAAATTTACTATATCACCAGCAGTTGTAAATCCTTTTACATATCCAGTAGAATTTTCAAAACCTTTAGTGAGTCCCATTATGTTAAGACCCAATTTGAGATAATAATCAGTCAAATCTGAGGCAGTGGTCAATCCACCTGGAATTATTTCTGGTCTTGGTGTAAGTTCTTGTGGAATTGTATTAAATAGTGCATTTCCATTAATATCGAAGTCTGCACTTCTATTTGGTTCTCGCTTCAATCCCAACAATGGATTATTCAATTGATCTCTCAACTGAACAGTAGATGGCATATATGCAAATTCATCAACAAGATCAACACTAATTTTATATTTTATTGATCCAGTAGTTGGATCTAAATTTTCTTCTAAACTTCGATCAGTTGGATTAATAAACTCAAATGGATTATCATTTTCATCGACATATCCATTGAGTGCCGCTAAATTATGTGCAAAGTGTCTTGGATAATGTGTTCTTAACAGATAAAATCTAAAATTTTCAGGATTTCCAGTATCACATTTTATTTTTAAGCAAATTCTAGCAAGTTTATCTTCACCCTGTGGAAAATTTGGATCTGTTGCTAGTTCACCATTGTAAAAATAATTTGGATAAGCAACTCCAGTTTGTGGTGTTATAGATCTAAAATTTTCCTTTGTTATGAATATATCTTTTACACCAATACCCTGTCTGAAATATATTTTTGGAGCACCAGTAATTACTTGATTAGTTTCAGACAATGCATAGTTTACAACTCCTGGGGTCAAAATAGAATCTACGCTTGTATCTGGTGATAAAAATGTTACAGTTGTACTTGTATTATTTACTGGTGAAGATACAGCATCCTGACCACGATTAAAATCTACAACACCTTCACATGTTAATACTCTTGCCTGAGCTGAAAAACAATCTGATTCATCTTCAACTGCTGGGCATGGATCTGGATCGGGACCACCACCACCACCAAAACCACATTGCTGACAATCAGTATTTTCACCCAAATATCTTCCAGCAATTGCTTCACACTCTGATTGTGTCCTTTGATCGCAAATTTGATTTATATCATCACAGCAAGCACCAAGATCACCACCAGTATCACATGTTGAGCAATTTGTATTTTTACCTTTATAATTTCCACCAGCCGCAGCACATTGTGCTGGAGTTATAACAGAGCAAGTACCGTCTGTTTTACAACATGCTCCAGTTTCTTCTGGTTGTGGGCATTGATCACATGTGGTGTAATCTCCAAGATAAGAACCAGAACTACTCACACAAGCGGTAAATGATAAAATAGAACAACTACCATCTGAATAACAGCAAGCACCTTTTGGAACAGAATATATGCAATCACAGTTAATTTCTGAACAGTTTAAATCTTCACCCATAAAAACACCACCAGCTGCATCACATTGAACTTTATTTAGTTCAACACAGCCAGCTGTTGTGCAACATGGGCCAACACCAACAGCATCTTCACAACAATTTACATCGTTACATGATCCAGTATATCCAACACCGCCAAGATATTCCTCACATAAAAGTCTGGTAAAATTGCTACCTAAACATATACCATCTTTACAGCAGGAAACAATTTCATAATCGCCACAGTAGTATGGACACAATCTATTTCCAAAATTTGTACCCTGTGGGTCATTTGCGTATGCTCCACATGTTATTCCCCTGTAGAATGTGCCAGCAAATGATTCACATTCAGTTGGATTGCTATTTTCAAGACATCTACCATTTGAACAGCAAATTCCAGTTATACCGCAGGAATTTATGCACGATTGAAGGGCATTAAATGTTCCAAATAATCTATCGCATTGATCCTTTGTGACATATTCATTACAACCAAGAGTTCCATCAAAATTTGTATAACAGCAAGAACCAAAAGTATATGTTATTGGACAATTGTCATTATCAACATCAAAACCTCTAGCAGCAACCGTCGCTGACCAGCTCTCACCTTGAGTTGTGGTTGTCAGGTTGACTATGGATTTTCCACAAGTTAAGTAGTTTTCACCATTTTCAAAATACACATTTTCTGGAAAATACCATATATCTTCATTTTGGAAAATTAAAGTTATAGATACTGATTCATTTTTATTAAATGTTCCAGTGAATCCAGCAATACCGTTTGGAGTCGTTATATAGAATAATCCAGCATCATCAACATTTAGATATGTTGGTGTATCAAAAATGTTTCTAGATTGTACAAACTTAATTTTTGATCTAGAATTTAATTTTGATTTTGTATTTCCCTTATCATCGTATACCAAGGTTCCACTGTTATAAACACCGTCATAAGTTACACCGATTGTAGTACTTGAAATTTGATAATTTGTCTTTAAATATACCAAAGTATCAACATTCAAATTGGCAATATCTAACTCCGACTGAACTTCTGCCAATGTTGTGTTGAAGTAAACGAAGTTTTCATCTTCTGTCAAATATAAAGAACCAGTGGCCGAAAGACCCTTTACTTGCAACTCACCAGAAGAGTATGTATAGTATAAAGTTATACCGTCACCACTACTCACTCCAGCGATCAAAAATTCAGAAGTAGCACCTCTAAAATTTCCAGTTATTGTGCTTGTAGATCCATCAGAAAGATTTAAAATTATTCCAGTATTTGTTGGATTTGATGATAATATATAAACACCATATGGACCAGTTGCTCCGATTGGACCAGTATTTCCAGTACTTCCAGTTACACCCCTTGAACCAGTTGCTCCACTTGGTCCTTTTGGTCCGATATATGAATGTGTTCCAATAGTGCTGCTTGACATAATTTTAATTATTTATAAGATATTATGTAGTTCCATCTGGACAACTTGGGCATGAATTATAGTTAAAATCATCCTCAGCTAGTTTTATAGAATAAGAAGAATCTTCATAAACTAAAATTGGAATTCTTCTTATTGGCCTCAATCTGGCTACTTTAGAATCTCTATTTTGTGATTCTACAAATCCATTTGAAAAATTTTGCGTTAGCATTTTTTCACCAGCACAAGCATTCATACTTAAATCGTATAATTTATCTTCTGTTAGATTAAAATCATTTTTTGTAAATCTAAATTTAGAATTAAATTCTCCACTTGGAGTTTCGAATATTTCATAGTATTTCTTATCCAAATGATTATTTACATTCCACTTGTGTAGAGTACACATACTGGAAGAACTCCAATATTTTTGTGCTGCAAACACATCATCACCATTTAATGCTATTGCAGTATTTAGTTCAGTTAGATTTCCATAAATATGGTTCAATTCAATGATACTTGGAACATACCAATCATTGTATCCATTTAATCCAGTTTGATTCAAAACAGAAATTTGCTTCATACAGCTGTCGGAATCAGTCATATTATCCCATAAAATTGCATATGAATTTTTAAATTCATTTTCATTTGTTTCAATGGTATTTTCAATTGTATTATTTTGCCACTTACTATTTGGATAGGCTCCATTGCTATAGAATACGAATCTATCAAAAGCAAGTGCATCTACCCCAGTATTTGAATCGTTTTCAGCTAAATCTCTAAACCAAAAATAAGTATTTTCTTTGGAAGTTTCGTCATGCATTCTTGTGGTTAGAAGACCGTCAATCATGCATGTTGAAATTGGTTCCAAATTATATCCAAATTCACCATTACCTCTTACTCTTGATTCAGATATTCCCCAAGACAAATTCTTACTACCAGATATTTCAATATCTTCTGGGGCAACGATTATAGCCCAAAGCATATGAATTTGAGTTTCACCGTAAAATTGTTTTGCCAACTTAAGATAAGTTGAGGAGCCAACAAAACCTAAAGGTTCAAACATTGAAATATTTGAAAGATGTTCTAATGAATATGAGAAAGTTCCATTTCTAATATCATATTCTAGGTTATCCTTGAACATGATTCCATCATCCCACTCAACTGGAGTATTTAATGTTGCAGTTTGTCTGGCAACACCTTCATATGTTTGCATTATGAATGGTAAACCAGCTTTTAACAAGCAAGAATTTATTCTTTGCTTATCTTCTGTCAAAACTTCTGGATAGGTTCTTGTAAAGTACTTGATATTAAGTGATGATGGAGGAAGGGAAGTAGTGCCAAAAGTTACACCAGATTCACCAAAACAGTTTTTATATTTCCAAGTTGGATCTGTTGGCATAAATCCTCTTGGAAAATATCTACAAGAAAGTGGTTGACCTTCAGCAACCAATGGATTTGAATAAACTGAACAGGGTGATGGTGCTCCAACAATACCAACAAGATATCCACCACCAACATAAGTCCCTATTGGTAAACATGGGATCAATTCTGAATATTTACACGCTTCAGATGAATTGAAATATTCACCTCTGAAGTTGTTTCCGCAGCAGGAATTTAGACCACAAACTTCACCTGGCCCTAAGAAAATTCCACCACTTTCTTTGCACTCTACTGGTGTATAACCATCGTTACATTCACTACCATCAGCTTTGCAGCATCCACCCCGTAAGGTATCTAAGCAATCTGGATCACAATCACCATCACAGCTTTCTCCTGGATGAAATGAACTATTTGGTATGCTTTCACAAGCAAAACTTGTTATATCATCGTAGCATTTACCTTTTACGCAGCATTTTCCAGTTTGATCATCTAGAGGACAATAACTTGGGCAATTAAAATATCCCTCACCAATACTACCTCTCACTGGATGACAGACTTCATTTGGGTAAAAAATTCCATTATATTTCAAACATAGTTCTTGTGAGGTGCTTATACATTCCCCGTTAACACAGCAAGCACCTTCTGCGAAACAATCACCACTTCCATTTTCTAAACTTGAAACATATCTTTTAACGCATTCTACCGTGCTGAAACTTCCACCCATATCATAGCAATATTGCTTTGTAACATAATCTAAACATTTAATATCTGATACTGTCTCATTTAACGCACAGAAGCAGCATGAACCTATATTCCCAGTTGCACCTATTACTTGTGGAGTAAATATAGAATTTTTCTTAATAGTAACTGGTAAAAACTTATAATCTAAATCGACACCACCACTACTTCCAATGAAGAGATTCGGTGTATATGTAAATCCATTTAAAGTATTGTTTATCTTTTCTTCAAATCTTTGTTTATTTACATTATAGCCAATATCTGGAGAATATGAATAAACTGGAACTGCTATTCCAGTTGCACCAGTATAACCCACTATATCCTGGGTTAAATTTGCTAGTGTTTCATTAAAATTTTTAGTGTTGTATAATGTTATTCTTTCACCAGCTAATGGAATTCTTAAGGTCTGCGTTGTAGCATCCCAATAACTATTCGGAACTCCCTTTGCCTTTGTTGGTGTGTAGATATAAGCAATATTTCCAGTTTCACCAACTGGGAAAAAATTATAGGTTTTACCCTGAACTATAATTTGATTAGATGTTACTGAAACTGATTCTATAGATCCTGTGGAACTTCTAAAAGTTATACCTTTAATTTTCAGATAATCAGTTTTTCCCAATTCTAATAAATTTTGAGATTTTTGAACTTCGTTGTAATGATATAATACGGATATTCCATTAGTAGTTACACCCTTAACAACAGCATACTGATTTTCATACTCTGAGGTTGCACCCTGAATATTAATTTGAATCGTTCCAGTATCACCTAAAAATATAGTTAAAATATTTGAAGATGTCGAAGTAAATCCAGTTATACCATAACCAGTATTTCCAGTGGCTCCACGAACCAAAGGTCCAGTGATTCCAGTAGCACCAGTTATACCAACAGGGCCAGTTGGACCAGTAACACCAAAAACTCTTGTACTGATCGTTGAAAAGACAAAATTTGAGCTTCCTAAAATCGACATATTAGATATTTATGATTGGGAATCTCCAGAATTTATAATTATTTGAACCTGGTAGTGGATGTCTTCCATCACATCTTATTAATTTAATTGGTCTTATTTTTCTCTCACTTGTTCTTGTATATGCTACATCGAAAGAATAAGTAGAAGATCCAAAAGGAGTTGTAAATAAATCATATGCCCAAGCTCTTGTTCCTATTGTTGTTGATGTTGCAAAACCATTTAATAAAGCTAGATCAAATGATCCAGTAGATGTCCAATAACTTCCAATAATTGGTTCAAATCCACTCAATAATAATGATGAATTTAAATTAAAATCAGTATCAGTTAAAACTAAATTAAATAAAAATCCCATCTCATCATGACTAGGAACAAACCAACTTGATTCTATATCTGATGTTGGTGGATTATCTATATTAAATTTTGTTATAGCATCGGCTAAACTAGTACTATTAGCATATATTGGATCTGGTGCATATGCTGGATCAAAAGAAGAAATTCTAGCACCACATAGTCTACCAGTATTATATAACCCATAATTTCTAGTCCATGAACCATTTATAGATTGCTTGGGTGCATTATAAATCCAGATGGCATAATCATTTATCGTTCTTACCGTAGCACAACTTCTGAAAGAATTTGAATATAAAGAAGCATAAGATGCTACAGATATAGTTGAATTATTTTCAAAAATATATCCTTCATCTGCATATGTTTTAGTTAAAATATCTTCTGTGTCTTTTGTTAATGTTATTGGATCATATAATGGACCCCAAGAAAGATTATTTTTACTCCATATAAAATTTTTATTTCCATTTATTTCTATATCTTCTTTTGCAACAATTATAATAAATGTATCAGAATTTCCACATATATTAGATTCAGGATACGCATTTACACCATATCCTGAATAATCTTTAAGAGATCTATAATTTCTCTTATAAAATCCACTAGCATTTAGAAAAATATTATTATAGCTATTTGTTAAGTCTGCTGGTGGCTTTCCAAATAAATTAACATCATAATTAAAATTATCAAAGACTTTATGTCCAGAAACTATATTAGAAAAATCAAAAAAGCCAGCAACGACACCACCAGCAAATTCATCTCCCTGTTTCAATTCCCCTATTCCAGGAACTCCCTGAAAGCATGGAATGTTATCAGGTGAACAATTAATTTCTTGACATGTTAAATTTGCACCAGAATAACTTTTATTATCTGCAAAACAATCACTATAAATAACATTATTTTCACATGTTATTCCTTTATCGCAACACGCACCATAACCATCCTGACAAATATATGCAAGTTGCCCATTATCAGTTCCAAAATTTTTAGTACATGTTCCATGAAAATACCATTGATTCAATATAGCATTAGATTTTGATGTTATTCCACCTGTTTGATTTACTCCAGTACAATAAGCACCCTGTTCCTGTTCAACAACAGTTTGGGAACATTGAAAGAATGAACTATTTGTAACTATTCCTCTATATGGATGCCAAATTGCATTTGGATCAATTGCCTTGCATTGACAAAATGTTAGATCTGCACTTGCATTACCATTGTAAAAACAGCAGAATCCTTGTGAAGAGCATAGAGATGAATCGCCTAAAGTTTTTCCATAATAAAAATATCCAGGACAATTTGATTTAAATGATTCAGACACAGATCCAAAACAGCTAACTGGACAACATAATCCTTCTGCAAAGTTTACAGATGCATTAACATCAATCTCATCTTCAAAAGGATAACATGTTGTTGGTATTGTATCGTGAGTTGATGTTATATCTGCTTGTGCCGAATCATATTGAGCGGGGATTGCAAGATATCTTCCACCTAAAGATATCATGTTAATAACATTAAATTTTTGTTTTGCTGGACAAAAATATGAATCATTTTGCCAAACAATTCCAGATAAATCAAATCTTTCAAAAAAATTAGATGCAAATGTTATTCCATTTGATATATCTGATTCATCTTCATAAGTAGCGTAGTAAATGTTTCCACCATAAGTAAAACCATTTGGAATGTGTAGAGACAATCCACTAGAGTGTGTGGTTAGTTCTGGTTTCTTTATCAGGAAAGCAAAACCATTTATTCCATTATTTGTAGACAAATTTTGAGTGTATGGACTTATGTAAAAGACACTACCATCATCTGGATTTATTTTATAACATGCCAATGAATTGCTGAATATAGTTGGATTCGCAATTACCAAGCCTTCTTGAATATTTTTATTTTGTACTAATACAGCTTTTTCATAATCATCATAAAATGATGCTGTAATTCCATATTGTTTCTGCCCAGTTCTATTGTAAAGTAAATTTCCAAGAGTTCCACCAGAAATTCCTATAAAGCCAAGATTTACTGCACTATAATCCACAACAACTGTTTCTGGTGGATTTGAAGTGTTGTCGTAATATATTCTTAAAATATTTTCATAGTTTGACGATATACCTTTAAATGTCAGTATATCAACTGGAAAATCGCCGTCATAAGTTTGATCAATTAAAGAATTTGATAAAACGCTAAAGGAGGCTAGACTTATTCCTTCCAGAGATATTTTAGAATACCCAGATATTCCAACTATTTCAGATTGGCTTAGTTTTGATGTGTTATCGCTATAGAAAAATTCAAAATAATTATCACTAAGTTTTATTATATTGACTAGTGTAGCACCAGTTGGTCCAGTTGGGCCAACAATACTTGGACCACAAGCACCAGCTGGACCCTGTGGTCCTTGATTTCCAGTTGGTCCAGTTATACCAATAAAATTACGAAAAAAAGTCAAACCCCTATATGGGATATTACTTGAATCTGGTATGAATGGTTCATCTGCCATTATGCTTGAACTTTATATCCTATGTAATTTACAACGACACCAGTATAAGCACCATGTGGTGCTACCTGATAAACAGCTTTCACTATATGGTTCGAATCTGTAGGAGCCAATGACTGCAATTTACCAGCAGTTAATCCACTTAAAAAGTAAATATCATGTCCACCAGCACCGCCTGTGCTCAAGTTAATGTTTCCAGTTAAACCAATAGAACCATACATGACTACATTTGCATTACCACTTCCATCTATCGATTCAACCACACCAAAAACTTCAGCGGTAACGGCATTATCTGCTTTTGATTTTGTATATTTGCCACTGGCAACATCGTAATAAATAGCATCACCCAAAGAGAGTCCAGTTGCTACAATGGCTGAAGATTGTAGTAAAAAGGAAAGTCTACTTCCACCATCTGATGAACTAACGACTGTGTTTGATGATTTAATATTTGAACTGGTACTACAGGATGGCATATTTTTTTCCTATTATATTGGATAATCTGCGTCGGCTACAAAGTGATAATAGATTTTATCATATGGTACATTTCCAGCAACAGCACTAATTCTAACACTATTTATTCTTGCAGTTGCAGTTATTCTATCTCCAGATGTGTAAGTTCTCTCAGCACCGCCATATCCATATGTTCCATTACATAATATCAATTCTCTATTTGCTGTTTTATTATAGGCTTCCGATGAAGATCCCGAATATGGAGAATAAATTGTTACGCTTGGAGTTGTGCGCATCTCAATATTCAGCTCATGCACCTTCTCCGAATAATTTGGAATTGGAACCATAATTGGAGTTGACTCCGCAACATCAAATGTTGAAATCATGGTGGGAGATCCAACTCTTTCAGATCTAGAATATGTTGAATAATAGAACTGCCTACAATATCTCAATTGCTCGTCATAGGTTTTGAAATTATGAGCCTGAATATTTCCATCCACAGCTCCAGCATTTACAGAAGCAAGAGAGATGAAAACATTGGTTGCTATCGATTCCGAAGCAGCTCTTGCTTGAGTTATCAGTGGTATTAAATCAAAACCAATTTCACAGTAATCATTTTCAATTGGTGTTGCTGAAGATGTCAAACCACTAATTGCAACATTAAAATCATATCTATCCCAGTTTGTTCCGAGACTTGCAGTTCCCAACACTTTATAATCCAATAGTGTAGTTCCAGCATATCTTGCAAGATAAACATTGACATCATTATATGAAGAGTGTGAAGTCTTACCATAAAATGATACTGCTAATTTTTTACCATCAAAGACTTTACAACCTGGAACAACATGCCCAACCATAACATGATTATAGCTTCCATATGATGGATATTCGTCGTTTATCAAACCTGGATATGTTATTCCAGTTGCACCAAGTGCTTTTACATCAATGTAGTAATTTGGATTACCTTCAATTTCATTTTGATAATCGGCAAATGATTGTCTAATTATATAATAATTTTTTGTAGATGAATCTCCACTTAGTCCATCGTGTCTTCTCCACAAGTCGGCAAAAACAACATTTCCAGTAGTTGTATATTGATTTTCTCTTCCAATTTCAGATCTTTGCCATACTTCAAAATTACCATTGACAAGCATATTATCGACAGTATTATCGACATATGTTGCTTCACCACTAGTGGATCTTAGTGATACATTACTCTGACCACCAACTGAACGAATATTAATAACAGCAGAATCTGAAGAATCATCATATATTGTTGCGATTGGGAGATATGTTCCAGGATCTCCACCAGTGTTTATCCATTGTGGATTTGCAGCTTTACTGGTTAAATCTAAACTATCTGTAAGATATATTCCACCATTTGTTTCAATGTCATACACATTTGTATATCCAGACAATTGAATTGTTAATATGGCATCACCACTGCCGTCTATAGTTTTATTAATTATAACACCAACAATATAATTTAATTCATTGGTCAAGTTCATACTATGGAACCATCCACCATAGTTTACCCTATTTCCAGTTTCTAATGCCCCAGAAGCAGCATAAGATGGACTATAGGAGAAAATATCACCAACTTCGATATAATTAAATTCTGATGATGCATTGTAAGCAGAGTCAATGATTATTACTATTTGGTTTGAGCCACTAGATCCATAACTTGTTAAATCTGAATTTAAATAGTTTCCTCTATATGGTAGAATTATTGCCGCATTTCCAGAAAGACCAAGAAGAAGTGGCTTTGACACATAACCAGTTACTGCTGGCTCCTCATCGGTAATTTTTCCTTGATTGGTTGGATCTAAGAAATAGACACAACCAGCACTTAATCCTTTACCATAACTGGTTGTAAAATCGCCCTCGATTTTTCCAGCAACAGTTACAAAGGAATAAGTATTTCCAACAGAAGTTACTATACCCATAACCTCTGCATTCTCTGGATTGTTTGCTCTTGCTGCTGTATATCCTATTACTGATCCACTTTGGTATACTCTTACTGGCATACCAAAAGTATATCCAGCACCAGCAGTCATTCCATAAATTTGAACATTTACAGAGCCAACATTTACTTGTCCATTGAATGTTACAGTATTGTTGAATATTAATGGAGATTTTATAATTCCAGAAGTTCCACCAATTGAAAGAGTAAGCAAACCACTTGTATCAGTGGTGGCTAGAATCCCATCACCACTTGTAGCACCATAAACCTTTAAAAGATTTAATTTACCGATGATATCGGTATTTTCTTTTAAAAACCAATCATAAAAAGAATTCGTAGAATTTAATGTTGTTATGCTATATGTGTTTAATTCAACACCCATTTATTATGCTCCTGAAAGTGGAATCCCGTTCATCCATTCATATCCATTGCTAGTTACTGTCAATATTGGTTTGATTGCTGTTAGATTTCCAGTATTTGTAAATTCAATAATTGAATTTTTAATTCTATAAGCACCTGGAGAACTTGTATTTACAAATCCACCAGAATTATCAAATAATAATTGATCCTCAAAGGCAGAGATGTCCGATGAATCAATTGTTAAACCTATAAAAGTTCCAATTGTTGATGAATTTATTTGAATGGATAAGTCAAACTGTGTATTATTATGTACCCAGTAACATAAACCACTTGGGTGGGTATAATAATACCATCCAACTAAAAATCTAATACCGCCAGATATAACTTGAACTTGTGCTGGATTCAAAGGTACAGCACCGTTCCATAGTATGGATTCTACAGTTTCATCTGGATTGGCCTGTAAATATGAAGCTAGTACTGGAGTCCAGAAAGAAAACATATAATTTGATAATGTTAAATTTTTCTGAAAATTATCTTGAATTTCATTCAATTCAGCTGCTTGAACAGCCATTCCAGGTGTAAAACCAATTAAAATATAATTTTTATCTAGTTTTTCAAATTCAGTGAATCTAGAATAATATGGTTCTCTTCCTAAAGATGTTTTTTGTGTTCCTGTTACTTGTCCGAAATAAGTAGTAGCCATTAAATTTCTCTTATTATATTTATTCTAATTATTCTAGATAAATTTCCATTAGTATCTGCAATTTTTATATTTGCTGGAGTTTTTACAACTTGTAGAACTTTTCCGCTATATTGTTTTAGATCTGGTTCTTTAATTATTCTATTGATGAAAAACTTCTCATTATCAGTATCAATTACATATTGGGAATTCAAAACATTTTCATGATTACTTCCAATCAATGTAACAAATGATTCTTCAGATGTTGGTGTTGCATCTGTTGTTATATTTGCGGAAACAATGGTGGTTGGTGATGGTGGTATAGTTGGAACTAAGGCTGCTAATTGGGTTAGATCTGTTTGATCTGCAATCGTTGGAACATAAACTTTTCCAGTTACTGGTGCTTTAGTAATAGTACCAGTTCCTATATCATCCTCATAAATAACTGCTGCTTCTATAGAATTAGATGCAATTTTTGTAACATTTGGGGGCAACTCAGATCCAGATACGATATAATCGCCAGATGGAAGTTTTTGTAGTGGATTGGACACCAATCCATATAAATTGAATTCTGTTGGATATGGGACTCCAGCCAGATCTAGTTCCTGAATTTCTATTCTAGAATCGATTAAAACATTTTTACATTCCAATACATCGTATGGGTCAACATTTAAACCATCAATAATATCAAGATTTAGTTCTATACTTGATAAAATTTGTGATTTTATATTTGATGCAAAAATATTAGATGAAATATCTAAAATTATATCTTTATAATCTTTACCGTTCTCAATAACTTCAATTCCATTAATTATAAATTTTCCATTTATATTTCTATAAGTTTTTAATCTTATTCTTGCCCCAGATCCAGTTAAGGAAATAACTGTAAATTCTGGATTTTCTTGATTTACAACAAGTTGACTTAATGGTATATCGCTTAAATTAAGCGATGCAGATATTATAGCACCATCGTCTGGACCATTATTTGCTATCTCATATAATGCATAGAATGCAGAGGATGATGGAATTCTATTGTCAGCTATTAATTGCCCTATCTCATCAAATTTATCTAAAATTGATATATTTTCTACTATATCTCCAGTGCTTCCATAAAAAACTGGCTGTAGTGTGTTATTTTCATCAAAAAGATAATAACACTCACCACAAGAAGATTCTACAGTTTTATATCTTTCACCCTTGATATAATCCTCAAATGTTCCACCAGTAATTGCTATTTTTTTGTTATCTTTGAAATACAGAGAACAATAACCACTAGTATCAATTGAGTCGTCGCAGAAACTTTCAATATTTTGCTGCTCTGTACTGAATGAGGAAAGTTTAAAATCTTCAAATGAAATAATTGGAATCCAATTAGTTTTAACAAATCTTAAATAGTCTCCAGTTATTCTATAAACTGGCAACCAGGTATACCCATCTGGATATTTTTTTATTCCATAGGCATGATTTGGAATATATGTTGAGGCAATTGTTCCAGATAGATCTTTTCTATTGAATTCATTATTTGATAAACAAATATAAACATTTCCATTTTCTTTATTCCAAACATAGAAATCAGAATTTGATGTAGAAAATGCTTTCCATGGATAATAAACACCGCCACTTTTCCATGTTATATTTGGTATGACTCCAACAGCATCATTTCTAGTGACTCTCTTTGAAAAAATTGAATTATTCCATAAATCTATACCAGCCTCATTGCTACCAGTTTCAATATAGTTGTCAGTTTTTCCTATAAGAAAATGAAGATTTTCTGTTTTTCCTATACTAGATAAATATTTTTTAATGTCTTTTTGTTTTTTTGCCATTTTTATATCCGTTATGATGCAGGGCCGCAATTGTCACAACTCAATATTTCATTTGGGCTGGTAAAACCAGAATCATAGCATAAAGTTAAAAATTCTTGAATATTTATATCTAGGAATGTATTGGCTGAAAATGTTTGCGCCCAAGTTGGAAATAGATGAGTTGGGCCAGTAAATCCAGAATAAGAAACACCATCGCAACCAACACAGAAAGTTAATCCAGAATAACTAAAACCATTAACCGATCCTAGATTTGGATAGGTTGATCCTAAAACATATGGTGAGTAATTTTTCAATAGTGGATATTCACAAACGAATAAATCTTCATCACTTGGCGCATTTGGGATATAATCTGAAAGTTGTTTTCCAAATATTAACTTAATTCCTGCTGGATGATTTGATTTTCTATACAGATTTTCTAAATCATTATTATTTGAATAATTTGGACCAGCATATAAGATATAAGAAAAATCATGAAACCAATCCGAATCCTGCAATTTACTTCCATTTAAATAGCTACCAGCTAAATCTCCGCGAGTTAGATAATCTCCAGTAATTCCAGTTGTGATATTGAAGTTAAAGTTTGGAGAATAAAATCTACCACCATTTAATCTTAGTATTTTTTCCTTTGGAATTTCTATTTGTATATCTTCTTCATCTATTAAAAACAAAGTTGTTAATAGTTTTCTAGCTGCTTCTTCTGAACCTTTTCTATGATAAAAATTCTTTCTTATACCTATTAAAAAATTCTCTAATTGATTTCTAGCAACATTCAAATCAGTAGTAAATAAATCATCAAATGATCCAGCATACATTTTGTAGATATTTTGAATCAAATTTGATTTAGTTTTTCTAATATCAATTAGATCAAGTAAATTTCTAGATAGTGAATAATTTGCCCCACTAGGTGAATCACAATAAAGCCAATCATAGTATTTTTGTAAAAAATCATATATTGTTAATGTTGATTGTAATTGACCAGCTCTATTATTTTTTTCTACTATAACCCAATTTGGAATAAATTTTGTAATATCAAACAGTGTTCCACAATTCTCAGCTGAATTAAAATTGAAACCTGTAGATAAGGATTGACCCAATTCAAAATTATCAGATTCGCTTGAAATTGTATCAATCTCATTTGATATTAAAGTAACAAGCGCATTTATAGCGTGATTGTTATTTGTTATTCCAGCATATGGGATAAATGGTATCATATAAGTTCAACTCTGTCTGGAGCTATTGTATATTTAATATTAGATGATGATTTGAAAAAATTATTTTTAAAATTAAAGAATAAATTTACAGGAGAGTTTGATATATTGTATAATTCCAAAATTCCAGAAGCTATATTAATTCTTCCATAATTTTTTGAAGCATCGTATGCAGTAGTTGATGGATATTGTATAAATGTTCTTAAATCTATAAATCCATCAATCGCTTGATTTGTTGCTTTAAAAACTCTCAGATATACTGTTTGTGAAAATTTATCTTGAAAATTATTTGAAATTGTATTTAAACCTTCATTTATTTCAATTTCATTGTTGTCAAAATTTAAAATTGTTGAAGCTATGTTTGGCGTAACGATTCCACTAAATTTAATTTTTAATGTCGCTGAATTTATTGGAAAAACACTAATTAAAGCATCTTCAACTCCTCTAAGATCAATATTATATTGATTCGTATAAGAATAATTTTGTACTAAATAATCTCTTATATTTTTTATTAGTGTATTTTTTTCTTGTTGTGTTAAATTTGAATTTGTTGGAACAAATTTAACATCATAACTGATTAATCTTGATTCACTCTCAACAAATTCAGGCAATATAGACAAAGTACATTTAGTTTTTAAATAAGCAACAAGATCTAGTATATCTTCTCTTGGTAAAATGTCAGTGGTAACAAATACTCTACCATATTTTGGTGGGAAAAATTCTTCACCACCAAATGCATTGAAGTTAGATTTAGTAACATTATATCCTTTAGATTTTAAATATTCGGAAGAAATTGCTAAAAAATCATCTTTAGTCACAGCTCTATTTTGTGCTGCAAAGAATTTTGGAGCTATAAATTTGTAATATGATAAATCTGGAGAATCTAATCCACCAGAAGAACCAGAAATAACTTCAATTGCACTATATGTTAGTTCTGTTGTTGAGAATGATACTATATTATTTCCAGCAGATCCAGAAGACACCAAATAACTTATACGAATTCTATAATCTTCTTCTATTTTATTGCCTAAAGTATTTTCTTTTCCAAATTGAATTTCAAAACCAGTATCGAATCTTTCAACAAAATATATTGTTTGACTTAGATTCTCTGTACTATCACCAATATTATCAAGTTCAGTC